ATATCAAGAAGCCCACCATATCGCTACACATCTAGAGCGCATGGCTGTTGAAAAGGTAGGTCTTAACTGGGAAAAATATACAAAATTCCTAGAACCATACATTAAGAGAGTCCATGGTGAAGATTTAAAGATAGTTCCTAAAGATTTAGATCTTGAGCCATACGCCGATGAACATGATCCTATCCTCAGAAATCTTATGAAGAAGGAAGGCGTAAGGGATATTAAAGCCAGAACGGTCAGAGAATCAATAGGACTTGATGAAGTCAAGATCAGCCTAGAATATCATGACGAGCTGAATCCTGTTCTGTGGGATGGTTTTAAATTAAAGCCAGAAGTAAGAAACAAACTGATGGAATTTGCGAAGGCATGGGCCAGTTTCGCGAAAATACCACTTGACATTATACAGGATATCATTATAATAGGTGGTAATGTTAATTATAACTACACATCTAAATCAGACATAGACGTCCATCTTATCCTTGATCGCGATCAGCTGGGCCAAAACAGAGAGATGGTTGATGAATATCTCCAAGACAAGAAAGTCCTATGGACTCTCACACATAAGGTGTCTGTACTCGGATACCCAATCGAACCCTATGCGCAAGACTCACATGCAAGTTATCCCCGTGGTCAAGGCGTCTACAGTATCAAACGAAACACGTGGGTTCAATACCCTCCTCGCGGGAAATACGACTTTAAGAACGATCCAGCTCTAAAGAGAAAAGTCTTATTCTATAAGAGACTGATCGATACCATCATCAAAGATAAGATGGATGTTGGTGCTGTTAGAGATCTAAAGGCAAAGTTGAGAGATATGCGTGCTGCTTCTATTGCCGATGGTGGTGAGTTTGGTTTCGAGAATCTAGTGTTCAAGGAACTAAGGAACCGTGGTTATCTTGATAAGATGAACAAATATGAATTAACAATGAAAGATCAGGAGTTGAGTTTATGATGCTACTCGAGACTATGGTAATTAAAGATATGTGGGAACGAGGATTTAATCCTTGCTTTCAGTCAGATATCGAACTATACTGGAAGGAGTTGTTAGGATGATTGAGATTTACAGCAAACCAAACTGCCCATACTGCACTAAAGCAAAACAACTTCTTCGTACCATGGATATTCCTTTCAATGAATATAAACTGGATGAAGATTTTACCCGTGAGATCGTGTTGGAAAAGTTTCCTAATGCTAAATCTTACCCAATCGTAGTCGTTGATGGTTTCCATATCGGTGGTTACAGTCAACTAGCAGAAAAGATCAATTCTGAAACTAATGACAATCGTAAACTCTTAGCTGAATAAGGACTTATATTATGCAATTTCAACGTGACCACCTTCTTGAGGATCTCAAGGCTCATGTCTGTGAGATCCATTTCACTAAAGTAAACGGCGATTTTCGTAAGATGCGTTGTACTCTTCGCTGGGATCTTGTGCCTGCTAATACTGATATCAAGCATCTAGATGAAGAGCACAAGAAAGAACCAAACCTCAATACAGTTGTTGCCTGGGATGTAGAAAAGGGCGGATGGCGTTCTTTCCGTATTGATACAGTCCAATACGCTCAGATCATTGAGGCTTACTGATGACAAAAATTGTTATGGTTGATGTGCTTACGAGTTTTCGTAATCGTTATGCTGTTGAATTGAATGATGAAGACCCAGCCGAGTGGGCTGTGGATACTGTCGTTTGTGAGATGCATGATGTAAAACTCACAGAATTCAGCCAATATCACATTGGTGATCAGGTAATGTCTCATAGAGAGATTACTAAAGAAGAATATCTCCGTATGTTTGACGAAGATAATGATTATCTAAAGGATTGGACTGAGAAACAAAAACTCTCATTCATCAACAATAAATAATGTTTTTCAACACTCTTAAGGAGGTCAAATGAAATGAGCGATTACTGGGGTTTTCACCTTATCTTAGACGCATCTGGCTGTGATCATGATGCTATTACCTCTCACGATAACATCTATAATTTTGTTAAACAGCTAGTGACTGATATTGATATGGTTGCCTATGGTGAACCTCAGATTATCAATTTTGGTTCAGGAAATAAAGCAGGATACACTCTCGTTCAATTGATTGAGACCAGTAATATCTGCGCCCATTTCGTCAACGAACATAATCATATGTATCTTGACGTTTTCTCCTGTAAGACTTTTGACCCAGAAGTTGTTATTAGACTTGTTGCTGAATATTTCAAGTCAACAAACTATAATACAGCTTTCATTGAAAGGCAAGCGCCAAACACATGATAACAGGATTTACTTGTGGAGCCTTTGATCTTTTGCATCCAGGGCATATTGCTATGTTGAAAGACTGTAAGAGTCAGTGTGATTGGCTTATCGTTGGCCTTCACACTGACCCAACAATAGATAGACCAGAAAAAAATAAACCTATACAGACTGTGTTCGAGAGATGGATGCAGTTAGATTCATGCGTTCATGTTGATTATATCATTCCTTATGATACTGAACACGACCTAATAAATATGATGGCGACGCTAGATATCAACAAGAGATTTGTCGGAATAGATCATCAGCTGGATGTTATAACAGGCCAATCTATATGCGATAGGCGTGGTATAGAAATTATATACAATGAAAGAAATCATGATTACAGTTCAAGTGAATTGAGGAGCAGAATACGTAATGACACACGTCGAAGAATATTTTTCTGAAGTTGCTCGCATCGGCGAGTTGATCGATAAACAAAAGATAGAGAGTTTTGCCAATGCCCTGCGCACCACCCGTGACATTTCGAATGGACGAGTATTTGTTCTCGGCGTGGGTGGGTCTGCTGGCAATGCATCCCATATGGTTAATGACCTGCGAAAACTCTGCGGCATCGAGGCTTATGCTCCAACAGACAATGTTAGCGAACTCTCTGCTCGCACAAACGATGAAGGGTTTGATACAGTATTCATCGAGTATCTACGCACCTCACGGTTTACACAAGGAGACACAGTAATTGTTCTCTCTGTTGGTGGTGGTAGCGTTGAGCGTAACGTATCTGTTGGTCTTATTAAGGCAATTGATTACGCACATAAAATGGAGGGTTGCGTACTTTCGATTGTGGGTAAAGAAGATGGCTACGCTGCTACAAAGTCTGACCTAGCAGTCGTTGTTCCCCCAGTAAATCCAGATAGAATTACACCACATAGTGAAGCGTTCCAGGCTGTCGTCTGGCATTGTGTAGTTTCACATCCTGAATTGCAAATGAGAAAAACAAAATGGTAAAAGCAGTATTTTTTGATAAAGACGGTGTATTGAATAAGCTAGTCAAGCGGCCAACTAAGATGACTGCTCCCTGGACTATTGAAGAGTTGGAGTTCAACTGGCAGTCAAAAGCAGCAGTTAATCTCGTAAAGAAATATGGTTGGAAGACGTTTATGATTACCAATCAGCCAGATTTCTCCGACGAAGATCCAACAGAAGGTACGGATATCGCAGATCTGTTCGCTATTATGCAGTGTACTCTGTCTTATTTTAGGTTTGATGGGTTTGACTATTGCACCGAGAGAAGCTCAGATCATTATAAACCAGCAACAGGAATGGTTGATGATATTGCCAAAGAACATGATATTGATCTGAAACATAGCATCATGATTGGTGATAGCTGGCGCGATATGGTTCTGGCTTACAAGTGCGGAATGAAGAGCTACTATATAGGTAGTAAAGAAGATATAGATTTCTGGCCAGAAGAATGGCGTAATGTAAGACCAGATTATTTCGTCAATAATGTATATGCTGCTTGTAATCATATCGTAAACGGTGGAGCTATGGAATGAAACTATTTGCTGATGGTGCTGACTTTGATGGTATTATTGAGGCGGCAAAGGATCTCGAGATTAAAGGATTCACGACTAATCCTACATTGATGCGTAAAGCAGGTGTAACTGATTATGTTAAATTCTCTCAGAGTCTAATTGAATACCTATACAATAAGAGACCAGACACTTGCTTGAGTCTTGAGGTATTCGCTGATGATAATGAGGGAATGATTCGTCAAGCCAGAGAGATTGACTCTTGGTCTGATGAATATCCAGTGTATGTTAAGATTCCTGTAATGAATACGAAAGGCGAATCAACAGAAGAAGTAATCTCTGTATTGTCTAATGAAGGAATCAAGCTCAACGTAACAGCAGTGTTTACTATCGATCAGGTACGGGATATCGTGAAGTGTATCACTAAAGATACCCCAACTATCATCTCTGTGTTTGCTGGACGTATTGCTGACTTGGGTCATAATCCAATCCACATCATGGAAGAAGCAATACAGATTATTGACGCTGGTCTACGCAATTATCCAAACAAGACTACTGAATTGCTATGGGCCAGCCCACGCGAGGCATATAATTATATTGAAGCATCTAATATTGGTTGTGATATTATTACGATGACACCTGACCTAATTAAGAAGGTAAAGGGTTTCCGTTCTAAGTCACTAGAGCAGTTCTCAAAAGAAACGGTTCAAATGTTTTGTAATGATGCGGTGGCAAGTGGATTTAAAATATAAAAAAGCACTCGTAACAGGTGGTACTCGCGGACTCGGTAAAGTTGTTGCTGAGTTGTTTACGTCAAAGGGTATTGATGTCGTAACCTGTTCTAGAGGAAAACAGGATACACCAAATCATTACCAGTGTGATGTATCCAGTGCTTGGACTGTATCTAGGATGATTAAAGATCATCAAGATCTAGATATTATCGTCTGTAACGCTGGTATATATGGGCCGATTGGGCCACTAGAAACTATCAAACCAGACAACTGGAAACAGACCATAGAAGTCAATCTAATGGGTGTTGTTAATGTGTGTCGGTTTGCCGTTCCCATCTTAAAAGCAAATGGTAAGGGTAAGATCATCATCCTATCGGGTGGTGGTGCTACTCAACCCATGCCTAATTTCTCAGCGTATGCAGCATCAAAGGCAGCTGTCGTTAGATTCGGCGAGACACTAGCAGAAGAGCTGAGGGAATTTAACATTGATGTTAATTGTGTTGCTCCAGGATCATTGAATACTGACTTTATGGAACAGGCAATTGCCGCTGGCCCAGAGCTAGCGGGTCAGTCATTTTATGATAGGATGATAAAGCAACAACAAGAGGGTGGTGCTGATATCAATATAGCTGCTGAGTTGTGTTACTTCCTAGCATCAGAACAGAGTGATGGATTAACAGGTAAATTAGTAGCAGCCCAGTGGGACGACTGGAAAAATATGGATAAATACAATACGACTGGTGATTTATATACATTAAGAAGAGTGAATAAACAATGAATATAGCTATAGTAGGATGTGGCCTTGTAGGTAACAAGAGAGCAAAACAACTGGCTGGTTGTAAGTTAGTTGCCGTCCACGATATAAACAAACAAAAATGCATTGACTTAATTTCCGCAACAGGTTATACTGATTGTGTGATAGAAAACGACTGGAAGAATGCCGTTACCCGAAACGATGTTGATGTTGTCATCGTTGCTACAATGCATAATATGTTAGCAGAGATTACGATCGCAGCATTAGAAGCAGGTAAACATGTATTGGTTGAGAAGCCAGTCGGTAAAGATATTGAAGACATCAACAATATCATCCTAGCAGCAGATAAAGCTGGTAAGATGGTTCGTGTTGGTTTCAATCATCGCTACCATCCTGCTATGATGAAAGCAACCAAGCTGATCGAACAGGGATACATTGGTGATATCATGTATATCCGTGCTCGCTACGGGCATGGTGGTCGCGTAGGATACAACAAAGAATGGCGTGGTGACCCTAAGTTGGCTGGCGGTGGTGAGCTGGTCGAACAGGGTATTCATATCATTGACCTCGCTCAGAAGTTCTTGGGTAAATTTACTGATGTAAAGGGTTTCGCCGAGACATTCTATTGGGATCAGGTGTTGGATGATAATGCTTTCCTAACACTGCGTAACGATAAGAAACAGACAGCATTCATTCATGTAAGCTGTACCGAATGGAAGAATACCTTCTCGTTTGAGATCTACGGCAAGAAGGGTAAGCTAGAAGTCAATGGTCTTGGCGGTAGCTACGGTATTGAGACTCTCAAGTATTATGAAGTCAGACCAGAGATGGGCCCACCACATACAACTATCTGGGAATACCCACAGGAAGATAAGTCTTGGGAACAAGAGATCATCGAATTTATGGAAGATATTAGAACTAACAGAACACCAGAAGCAGGACTACAGAGTGCTAGGAATGCTTGGGAAGTAATCAACATAATCTATGGAGCAAGTAAATAATGGCTATCGAGAAAAGATTATTGTTAACAAGATTGGCTAACTGCCCTGTGCTTAATCTTGGTGAATACACATATGGTATGCCGCAAGGATTGGTGTTAGAATTTGGCGTTCACGTTGGTAATACTATCAGAGCAATCTCTCATTTTACTGATCGACCAGTGTTTGGCTTCGATTCCTTTGAGGGATTGCCAGAAGATTGGTCTGGTGCTGGTGGTGTAAAGAAAGGCCATTTCGCCTGTGAGATCCCAGAAAATCTCAGACACAATGTGGTTCTTGTAAAGGGTTGGTTCGAGGATACACTGGGCCCATTCTGTAAGGCAATGAACCATAACAAAGTTGCTTTCGTTCATATTGACTGCGACATTTACTCTGGTGCTAAGACTATCTTTGGTGAGTTGACCAAGGCAGATATGTGGCAAGATGGTAGCGTTATTGTATTTGATGAGATTGCTGGCTATCCTGGATGGGAAGAAGGCGAGTTCAAAGCATTCAATGAGTTTCTTGATGCTACTGGTTGGAGATGGAAACTGTTAGGTATTCATGGCGGTAACAGAGCAGACCTAGACCAAGGTGGTGAAGTTAAGTGTGCCTTTAAGATCTTTAAGTGAGAGTAAAATGGAAAATAACTTTGATCTAATAGAACAGAATGAAGCAGGTAAGAATGCAAACGGCGGAACCGAACTATTCATGCGGTTCCTCTATGGTGGTAGAATTCCTCGTGAGTTGTTAGTCAATACTCAGATTATACCTGGACGTATCAGAGAATTAGATTCGTCAAAGATTCGCGTATTAACATTACATGATCTACCAGAAGATCCTGAATGTCAGAAACTGAAGGACGCTCATTTCCGTAAGAAATTTCATAAGATAGTATTCATCTCAAACTGGCAGTATCAACGGTTCAGAGATATTTTACGTGTTCCCTATTCAACAGAACATACTGTTATTGAAAATGGTTTAGAGCCAATAGATGTTGATATTGATAAGAAACCAGATGTTGATGATGTCGTTAATATCTGTTACATTACTACACCTCATCGTGGCCTAGAACTATTGGTACCGATGTTTGAGATGTTAGCCAAGGAAGATAAGAAGATACACCTACACGTTCACTCTTCCTTCAATATGTATGGCTGGCCCGATGCTGATAAGCCATACGAAAAACTATTTGATACATGTAAGAGTCACCCACAGATTACATATCACGGATATACTGAGTTCAACCAACTTAGAGGGATGATGAAAGACTATCATATCTGTGCCTATCCTTCTATCTGGGAAGAGACTGCCTGTCGTTCTATCCTAGAAGCAATGAGTGCTGGTATGTTGTGCGTTCATCCTAACTTTGGTGCATTGTTTGATACGACTGGCGGCATGAATTTTATGTATGATGGTTCTGCTGATAAGAGACAACATGCTGATATGTTTGGCGAACACCTCTATTCTGCTATCATGGCTGTTAGAACTAAGTCTGATGCTGTTCGTTCTCGTCTGTTGTTTAACAAGTCATATGTTGATACACGCTATCATCCTGACCTAGCAATCAGCCGCTGGAACAGAATGCTTGGTGATCTAAACGATAAGTATGATACACCAGAAAAGAGAAAACTAGAAACACAAATGTTCTCATACAAGGTAGGATAATGATCTTAACAAAGACTCCATTACGTATCAGTTTCTTCAGCGGTGGCAGCGATCTGCCATCGTTTTATTCTAAGGAAGATGGTGCTGCTCTCTCTGTTACTATAAGCAAATACATCTATGTCATGGTTCATAAGACACCTCACCTCGGTGTTAAAGTGATGTACGATCAGATTGAAGAATTTCCTGATGTTGAGGCAATGCAAACAAACATTACCAGCGAGACATTGAAGTACTTCAACATTGAGAAAGAAATAACAGTAGCATCTATATCTGATATTCTATCTAAGGGATCAGGTCTAGGATCATCATCTGCTTTTACCGTTGGTCTGATTAATGCATTATCAGCAAGTAAATGGGGTGTTGCCTCTAATGGTTACCTAGCAGATATTGCCTGCGAGATAGAGATGAATAGATGTAACTATCCCGTAGGAAAACAAGACCAGTATGCTGCTGCTTATGGTGGGCTGAACCTATTTCGTTTTAGAAAAAATGGTGAGGTATCAGTAGACCATACAAATGTTTCCCTTTCTACCCTAGGCAAATTAGAATCAAATCTAATGCTAGTATATAGTGGAAAGGGCAGATCAGCAAATAGTATCTTACAGAAACAATCAGCAGCAATGAGTGATGCTGATAAGTTCAATCTAGTAAGACGTAGCAGAGACAAAGCATTTACTGGTCTTGAATACCTGCGCAATGGTGATGTTGACTCTTTTGGTGACCTATTACATGAGGCATGGCTAGATAAGAAAGGAGTAGTCAGCGAGATAACACAAGACTACTTCGATGACGTGTATCAAAATATAAGAATAGCTGGAGCAATTGGTGGTAAACTACTTGGTGCTGGCGGTGGTGGTTTCTTTATATTCTATGTTACTCCTGATAAACAAGAGCATGTCAGACATCATATTGAAAACTATACTTCATGTAAAGTGTATGACTTCAAATTCACTGATCGTGGATCCCAAATAGTTTCAATTTGCTAAATAATAGTGCTTGACTTATTACGAGAAAAGCATTATTATAATCATAGGTAAAACATATGGATAATGTAATCAAGTTTCCTAAGAACAACATTAATCCTTCGTTCGTTCCCAACGATCTGAACGAGATTGATGAAAGAATGCAAATGATAAAGTTCCAACATATCATTGAGACTCTTGAGACTATTCTACCTACACTATTCCAGCAGATTGAACTTGCTGGTTTCAATATAAACGACGAAGAAGATATATCTATTAAAGATGGTGCGTTTGTGATAGAAGCAATTAGATCATTCCTATGTAAGACGCATGGTATAGACCATCCGTTTCAGACAATAGCAGAGGAAGTATTTGAGCGAACAAGCGATACTACCTTTAGAATTATTGATAAGCTGAATGTTACACTTAAAGAAGACATGATGGAGAAAGGAACCAGCTAATAACTGGTTGTTATAATATGATTATTGTTGACCTCAATCAAGTAATGCTGTCTAATCTACTAATGCAATTGGGTAATCATACAAACGCTCAACTAGAAGAGAACATGGTACGCCATATGGTTCTCAATTCATTACGTTCTTATAGGCAGAAGTTCGGTAGTGAATATGGTGAGTTGGTGATTGCTTGTGATAACACCAACTACTGGCGTAAACAGGTTTTCCCATATTATAAGGCGAACCGTAAAAAGAATCAAGAGAAATCTGAGCTTAACTGGCAATCAATCTTTGAGTGCATGAATAAGATTCGTGCTGAGCTCAAGGAGTATTTCCCATACAAAGTAATTGATATTGAATCAGCTGAGGCGGATGATATCATTGCCACACTCGTGAAAGAGTTTAGCGAGTTTCCAGCCCAAGATATCCTAATCTTATCTGGTGATAAAGACTTCATTCAATTACATGTGAATGATAACGTAAAGCAGTATGATCCAGTACGTAAAAAGTATATCAAACATGCTGATCCTGTACGTTACCTCAAAGAGCATGTATTAAAGGGAGACTCGGGCGATGGCGTACCTAATGTGCTTTCTAATGACAATTGTTTTGTTGTTGGTGAGCGTCAGAAGCCATTGACTCAAAAGAAGATTGATGCTTTGTTAGATACAGATATTGATGAAAAGCATCCTAACTATCGCAATTACATGCGAAACAAACAACTGATTGACCTAAGTATGGTTCCTATTGATATTTCTATGAAAGTGATGGAATCATATGATAGTCAGTCATCAAAAGGTCGTGAGAAATTACTTAATTATTTTATCGTGAACAAACTGAAACATTTAACAGAACATATTTCGGAGTTTTAATAATATGGCAACTAGAGTAGGCGTGGCCGAGTTCTTAGAGAAGGTAAGTAAACTAGGAACAGAACAAGAAATGATAGATGCGCTCAAATTTAATGATAGCGTAATCTTGCGAATGGTGCTTCAGGGAGCATATGATCCCGCAGTAAAATGGTTGTTACCTGAAGGTAGACCACCATACAAAGTAAATGATCTAGTAGATCAAGAGAATGTATTCATTCGCGAACACCGTAAGCTGACCTATTTTGTTGAGGGATTCTATCCTAATCTACCTCAGACCAAGCGCGAACAGATGTTTATTGAATTGTTAGAGACGATAGCACCAGCCGATGCTGAAATGTTATGCGCGATCAAAGATAAACAGTTTCCTTGGCCTAGAATCACAGAAGAAGTTGTAAGAACAGCATTCCCTGATATGATACCTACACCAATGGAACCAAAGTTGGTTTTGCCTACACCAAAAAAGAAGTTATCCGACAAAGTAAAGGAGATCACTGGTTAACATGTCTAAGTCTAAGAACACAAGGTATAACAATCATAATGATGATCGTGATTATATTGATGGTGATGATGTTAGAAGGGAACGTAATAATAAACGAGATAAGCGACTGTCTCGCGCTATTAAGACCAAGAACATAGATCAATTGCTTGAGTTGGAAGAATACAACGAGGAACAATATAGTTATGCCAACATATACGTTCGTTAACAATGATACTGGTGATTACTTTGAAGAATTCATGTCAATGAGTGAGTTAGATAATTATCTAAAAGCAAACCCAAATGTAACACAAACGATTGGTGCAGTGAACCTAATATCTGGTGTGCCTAAGAAACCAGATGATAGCTTTAGAGACATTCTAAGAAACATCAAAAAGGGTAACTCTAAAGGATTTACAAGGAGCACGATCAATACTTTCTAGGAATATTAAATGGTTCAACCCCCAAGAATATCAAGAAAAGAAAAAAGAAAACAACAACAAGAGGGTAATAATAAGAACGATAACAGTGTAAAACTGAACTTCAAACTAAGAAACATTGAACCGTTAACGGAGAATCAAAAGAGAACGTTTGAAGCATACTATGAAGGCAAGAACCTAATGTTACATGGTATTGCCGGAACGGGTAAGTCCTTTATCGCTAACTATCTAGCAACCAAAGAGATACTAGAAGAGAATAGCAGATATAAGAAACTAGTAATCGTTAGATCAGTGGTACCAACTAGAGATATGGGCTTTCTACCAGGAAGCAATAGAGAGAAGACCAAGGTATATGAAGCACCATATCAGGCAATCTTTACTGAGTTGTTTAATAGGGGTGACGCTTATGAATACCTCAAGCAACGAAACATTGTTGAATTCATTAGCACATCGTTCATTCGCGGTATAACATTGAATGATTGTATTGTTGTCGTTGATGAGATAGCAAATCTTACATTACATGAGCTTGATTCTGTTATCACTCGTGTTGGTCGTAATTGTAAGATACTATTCTGTGGTGATTTTAGACAATCAGACTTCACCAAAGAACATGAAAAGAATGGGCTGGTTGACTTTATGAAAATAATAGATAGAATGAAGTCGTTCGAATTTATAGATTTCGACGAGAACGACATAGTTAGATCAGCAATGGTGAAGGAATATATAATTGCAAAAGATAGACTCAAAATCGTCGCATAACTTTGACCTACAACTATTACCAAAGTCAAAGATAGTACGAGAAGTAATAAACGGAAAGCGCCATTATGTAACACCTGATGGCGTTTTCCCATCTGTAACGACTGTACTTGGTAGAGTACAAGATAAGACAGCATTGAACGAGTGGCGTGCTAGAGTAGGCGAAGCAGAAGCCAATAAGATAAGCACTCAAGCAGCAAACAGAGGTACAGCAGTACATGATATGCTTGAGAAATACGTCAAGAGAGAAGACTATCAAGTAGGCCAGATGCCCGCCAACAAATTGATGTTTGACTCTATTAGATCTGTACTAGACAAGAACCTAACCAAAGTATACGGTATAGAGTATCCACTCTGGTCTAAGCGATTGTATACTGCTGGAACTACTGATATGATTGGTGAATACAATGGAGTAACAAGTATTGTTGACTTCAAGACCAGTCGTAGACTCAAGGAAGAGAGTTGGATCGAGTCATATTTCCTACAATCAACAGTATATGCTATGATGACCGAAGCAAGGACTGACCTAATAGTTCCTCAGATCGTAATCATTATTGGTGTTGATGATGAACCAGAGCCACAAATATTTGTGAAGTCTTCCTATGACTTCCGTGATAAGGTTCAAACCATTTTCAAAAAATAATTTAATTTTTTCAAAAAAAGTGGTTGACTTTTTTTAGCACATTCACGTATGATGATAATATGATGAATGAGGGAAAGCAAATGACAAACCAAGAGATCGCTAAGTCAATCCGCCATAATCTGTTCGCTGAACGTGACAATCTGAAGGAGGCGTTTGATTATGCCTTTAAGACATTCCGTACGCTTGGCGCCAATGAACTGGCGGCGACCACGGCATTGTTCGTGGTGCTGAATACGCTCGCAAATGAATTAGAGAAAAGTGAAAAAACTGTTTGACTTTTTTTCAAAATGAACGTATGATGATAATATGATGATGAAGCAAAGGAAGAGCGATATGAGCGGCATTGAAATCCTGATCGGCGACCACCAAGGTATCTATATCCCCCAACAGTTTGCCATGTATCACGAGGATATGGATAATGTATCCGCCGAAGATATGGAAATCCTTAAGACTGGCCCAGACCACGAACACTACTGGGAAGCATGGGATTCCGTGCTTCAGAATGCCACGGCAACCCATAACGGTAATGTGTGGCGTCTGTACCAAGACGGTGATCTGTTTGCCGTATGCTATGAGCTGATGACCGATCAGGAGTATAAAGATTTTTTCGGCGAGGAGCGATAATTTTTTCAAAAAAACTATTTGCTTTTTATCAGGAAATGACCTATACTGATAATATGATGATGGAGGGAAATGATATGTATACTTTTGTGATCGGCGTATATGAAGCTGGCGTATTCCGTGATGACCGAACCAACCGATTGTTAAAATATGAGACAGTCCGTGCTCGTACCCCAAAAGACGCTCTGAACCTAGTCAAAGATATGTATACAATCAGTATTACCCCAGTAGGTAATATATCCTATTCAATCCTTCGCTCTGATTATAAGGAAATAGCATAATGGCTACTCGTTCTTTCATTGCTATCTATGACCCCCAAGACCCATCAATCATCAATGGTATCTATTGCCATTATGATGGCTATGTTAGTGGCGTCGGTGCTATGTTACTTAAACATTACAATAATCAGTTTCTGGCAGATATGTTAGTTTACAATGGTGATATTAAGATTCTGGCTGCTAAGATATCTGATTGTGATATGTCCTATACCGTAAAGAACCCTTTCTGTCAGTATGTATCAGAAAAAGAACTATTAGAAGAAGCAGAAGACCAAGGTATTGAATATGTATACCTGTATACTAATAGTGAATGGAAAGTGTATAGAGTATTAGACCGAAACAAATGGGAATCAGTCTCTGATATACTCCAGGAAACCAAACAATATGCCTAATATACTATCATTCATCAATACACCAGAACAAGAACGTAAGAATAGAATCAAACTATCACTTGCTGCATATGCATATGAGTTCGATAATAACTCTATAATGAGTGATGGTGACTTTGATGAACTGTCTAAATGCATTGATGTTACTATGCCTACTACTGAAACATACCATACTAAGGAGCAACTACTAAGATATACTGCTCTTGATGCCTTCTTTATTAAGGAATTCCAAGCAGATACTGGTCAATGGATACATAAACACCCAGAACTACCAGTACTTGCTGCTCTCTATACTAAGCTGTATAAGTCAAATACTCGTAAACGTAGGAAGAAAACAAAATGAAAACATCATCATCTCGGAATTCCTCGATTAAATCCATCAAACCTATTGGCTCTAAGCGTAAGATTGCTAAGATTGGCAGTATTAAACCAATTAAACCACGGGGTAAACGGTAATCTATAGTGGTATTCACTAAGATATACTGATACTGTAGTGTTTTCCACTAGTAAATGGCGTGTATTTAGTGTGGCTTTAAATCCCCTTTATTTAAATGGTGGCGTGTCGTGTTCTGGTCGTGTCTGTGCGAAAAAAAATAAAAAAAGATAGAAATAGTGGTTGCTTTTTTTCGTGATGTGGCGTATGATGATAATATAAGTTGAAAAGGAAAAACCAAATGACCGCCATTGAAATTCTTCGTCTCGCTGCTACCACCCAATTCCGTCCTTTCGATAAAGCCGATTGGATGAGCTTTGCTGGCTGTAACTCACAAAACCCACTGATCGGTGAGGCGGGTAATTATATTGTCATTATAGACGACGAAGTCATTGCCGTCCTAGACGAAGATAACAACGAATTCTCCGTTGAGGTTTCTCTCGTTCAAAAATAAAATAGTGCTTGCTTTATTTCTGATCTTAGGGTATGATGAATTATAGTTTGAAAAAGGAAAAGTGTTATGCAAACGATTCAGTATAATGGTGTTACCTACCCCATCACCCAAGACTTTCTTCTTGCTGTTGCTGAGCTTGATGGTCGTCTAGTAGATAATGATGGTGAGTTCGCGGTAGAATTTCCCACCCATGACGAGTCAGATCTATTCGAGTGGTTCCTCGAGGATGGTGCTATTAATCTTAGCTGGGGCGATGATGACGGCCAGCCAAGCGAGATGGATGAGTGGCTGGATTTTGATCCTGACTGCTAAAAATAGTGCTTGCTTTATTTCATTGTCTAGGCTATGATGAATTATAGTTTGAAAGGGAAAAGCAATGGCTGAGTATGGATATCAGTATACCGAAGAAGAACTCGTGTTGATGCGGGCACTGTTTGATGATAGTCGCACTGACCGACCCGAATTATTCAAAGCCATTGCCGAGAGCACAGCCAAGACTCAGGCTGAACGGTCTCAATATAAGAGCTTCATTCAGGGTCAGGTCAGACGTTTAGAGGAGCGAGCAGCACAGCTTGGCTTCATTAAACTGAACGTAGCACCACATGATATCCAGGACTTAGAGCTTTACTTAAATGAGCTCTTGGGGTATATTGCCTTCAAGGAAATCGTCGACGAATATCACAGCTACTAGAAAAAAAAGAGCAGCCACCGAGAGAAAGTGGTTGCGTTTTATCCCAGTCTAGGGTAAGATGATAATATAAGTTGAAAAGGAAGCTACTATGACCGAAGATATCTTGGAATTCGTTGCTGGCGTGGCCCTGTTGGCTATCACTCTGTTCGCCCTCACCCCAGCATTCTGGTTGATGATCCAGTCTCTCGGGCGAGCGATCGGAAAATAGTGCTTGCTTTATTACTGGTATTACCGTATAATCATATTGTGATGATGATAAATGGAGAATGTGAATGTCTAAACGTGCAGTAATGGTCGCAGTGATCAATGACAATCAAGACAAGCCATATGAGACTGTGGTGCAGATGATTGCTGATGCTGTATCGATCCCAATGACGAATGCCCGAGGTGCCTATCGGTTCCTCGTCAAGAACGGACTGGCTAATGGATCGCTGGATAATATCCCAGCTCGTACCAAGAAGCCCAAGACCGTCACCCTAGCGTCGATCCATAAGAAAGTAGCACAGAAGTATCGTGAGAAGGCAGCAGCGAAAGCTGTAGTCGATCCTGAGATCAAGGCACGTAACCTGGCAAAGCTGCGGATGGCTGGTGAGTCATTCGTGAAGCGTCCGAAGGAAGTAGTGCAGCTCCGCGAGCAGGTCAAGGACATGTATCGTGAGATCGACGAGCGTAAGGAACTGCAGGACGAGCTGCGTGCTAACATCCCATCGTCACTGCATCGTGATCTTGGACTAGTCTGATATTTGTTGTGTTGATAACGACTTGGTGGGGCTTCGGCTCCACTTTTTTTTTAGAAATACTGCTTGCTTTTTTTCAGCATCCGAGGTAAGATGATAATATGATGATGAAGGAAAATGATATGCTGACGATCGAGATGATACTTCCCCGCCACTGGGCATATGCTCTCAACTATGGTGAGATGGATGGTCTCGATGAAGACGAGATCAAGTCCATTGAAGAGTTCCAGCAATGGATGATTAAGGAATATGGTGGATGCTGGTGCCTCGAGGTCTCTGGTGACTACTGGTTCTCGAAGTTCCATGATGCATCTGAGTGGGTGCTTCCCTGCGACGTTTCCACTTTCACATTTGACATTACACCGGAGTAAGCCATGAGAGAAGAGACACTCGAGCGCCTCTATGAGAAACAGATGGATCACCTAGACAGCGATCTCATGAAGAATCTCCTGACTCAGGAGCAGTATGAGCAGAGGGTCGCGAATCTTGACAGGTGGCTGGCTTCTTGGCAGGGACTGATCTGGACCAGTCGGTCGACCGACTTCGACGTGTCGGTGCGCACCAAAAAATAATTAAAATAATCGCTTGCTTTATTTCACGAATCGGCGTATACTCTTAATATGATGATGAAGGAGTTGAAAATGACAGTATCTGAAGCAAGAGTGATTATCGAACGTGTCCGCGAAGAGAATGGCTTCGGCCTCCTGGAGCTCCTTGAAATTATGCATGATGAGCGCGAGGCTGGTAAGGATTTCTTCAACAGCATCTATTCCAAAGAAGAGCGTCAGGCGTATGACGTGATGATGACTGGTTTCTATCAATTGTTCCATGGAGCTTGATATGTTTGTATATGTTTTGACTTCCGCTACTGCATATGAGGGTGAAGATCTCGTCGGTGTGTATTCCGATCTGCCATCAGCCCAATTCGCTGCAGGCCACTATGCAGCTCGTTCTGAACGGGACGATCGCTCCGAGGGGTACTGTGCAGGTGGCGATTACTACAACGTCTATTGTGTAGAGGTCGGTCGTGCAGGTCGCTGGTACACCGATGAAGATGTGGTCTGGTCCTCAGGAGAATGATATGACCGATTATGATACACGCCATGGTGGTGCATATGATCGTGGTGGCGCCGATGCCTACTATGGTCGTGCCTTCGATCCTCACTATTATGTTGGTAGCAGTGAGAAGTCCCTTCGCATAAAGATCGATGATCCTGACAGCGAAGATTGGAAGGCATATGCTGCAGGCTTCCGTGATACTGTAGAGGCTGGCGACTTCAAGGATTGGGGCTGAGAATGGCTAAGTTGGTATACTGGATCTGCGATGTTCGGGAAGATTCGAAGTGTTACAATATCCGTGCTCGCACCAAGAAGGCAGCTGTCAAGCGTCGCGAGGAGCTCGGTCCCTGGAACTACGACGAGCCAAGGAAGCATGTAATCGAATACATCAATACCTACGACCTGATGGATATCTGCCTGAGTGAAGCGCGAGGATACGAGTGATGGAATCTTTCTTACGTCTTATTATGAATATCTTGATCGTGTGGTGCTCGATCTATTTCGTCGAGTGGCTGTGCAACGGAGACTTCCAGCGCGAGGTCGTCTATCTGTTTGCACTAGTGATGGTCGATCTGATGATGCTGCGCCAGTCATGAGAGTCACTTTCAGTGCCTTTACTCAGGGTGGAGCGAATCGTATGGCGATGGTCTATAAGAAGGCAGGATGGAAGATCCTGAACGTCCCCGTCCTTAATGAGAAGACTACATTATGGGAATGGAGCATGGAAAAAGCCGATTGACTTTTTTCAAAATATGACGTATACTTATTATAATGAATACTTGCCTAGAGGAGATAAACATGGCTCATGAGATTGAAATCGTCGATGGTGTTGCAAAGATGGCCTATGCAGGGGACGTTCCCTGGCATGGTCTTGGTGTTCGAGTCCCTGATGACGTGACCCCTGAACAGATGCTTCAGGCTGCAGGTCTAGACTGGACCGTAGAGAAGATCCCTGGATTCGCCACTATCAATGGCGTCCAGACTCCCATCGACCGTTCTGCACTGGTTCGCTCCAGTGATCATAAGATCCTCGATGTGGTGTCCGATGACTGGAATCCCGTTCAGAATCGCGAGGCATTCGAGTTCTTCAATGACTTCGTTGCTGCAGGTGATATGGATATGCATACGGCAGGTTCACTGAAGGACGGTCAGATCGTCTGGGGTTTGGCGAAGGTCAAGGAGAGCTTCGAGCTCTTCAAGGGAGATCGTGTTGAGGGATATCTGCTCTTCTCGAACTTCCATCGTTATGGCAACTCGACGACCGTTCAGTTCACACCGATCCGTGTCGTATGCAATAACACCCTGACGCTCTCGCTCAATACGAAGGTCGAGAACATGGCGAAGATCTCTCACCGTCGCGTATTTGACGGAGACTCAGTGAAGGAGATGCTGGGAGTCGCGAAGCACAAGCTCGCTGCATACAAGGAGATGGCAGCATTCCTTGGTGATCGTCGCTACAATGACGAGAACATCGTAGAGTACTTCACACGGGTCTTCCCTGTGGCTGGCTCTAAGAAGGACATGTCAAAGAACGCCGAGCTGGCATTCCACGTCTTGGAAGAGCAGCCTGGGACGGAGTTCGCTCCAGGGTCTTGGTGGCAGGCGTTCAATGCAGTCACCTACCTGACGGATCACTTGGCAGGTCGCTCTGCTGACAATCGCCTCCAGTCAGCATGGTACGGTCAGAACAAGGGAGTCAAGACTCGTGCTCTTGAGTTGGCCGTCGAGATGGCGGAGGCTGCGTAATAGAATGAGTGGATATCGGAGTAAGGTAAAAATGGCTGATTCCCGTTGGGATGATTATGATGTCGCGCATGGGCATACGCTCGAGCTCTCAGTAGAGACTTGTGATAGGCTGTTTCGTGATATCTTGGTTCAGAATTATCGTGACAATCTTGGTGAGATCGCCGAGCTAGAGTCAAAGGATAGCCTCGGTCACTGGGAGATTCGAGATCTGATTGAAATGATAGAGCGCTCCAGGGCAATGGAAGTCTTGATTAAGTACTACTTTCCTGAGAGCGAGTATATCGGAATCATCGGCAATCAATTCGATCCGAATGAGGAAGACGAGTATGAGATCGATCTTTTGCGTAGTATGAGAGAGGGTAAGTTTCGATGAGTGATGCTGGTACCATAGCCGAGAGGCTTCACAACATCGAGATCCTCCAGAGAAAGATGATGGATCGTATCATTGCACTTGAAGATGTTCGAGATCAGAAGTCTGAGCCTGACTGGCGGGCGATCGCTAGTGGCTTTAATGGAGGTCAGTCAGCAGAAAACCTGATCTCCAATAAGCATAGAGAGATCGAAGAGCTCAAGCGGACTGTCAATCAACAGTCAGCATCTATGCATAATCTGTATACCCAGAACCAGGAGCTCGAGAAAGACAAAAAGTACTGGGAGGAGCAGGTCGAGAGGCTGCAAAAGGCATATGCTGATATCAGATGGCGCTTCGACAATCAGCTACTCGTTGAGAAGCAGACCGCTCGTAAGTGCTTCGACATAGTCAATAGGATCAAAAACGAGCCAAATAACCCGATCGAATCCCAGATCAAGAAAGCTCCGCACAAGTGGTGGATCGTCTGCGAGGACATCGAGAAGGCAATTAAGAAGGAATTTGATTTATGAAAGCATTCAGCGTGGTGGTATTCGACATCGACGGAACGATCGCCAACAACGAACACCGTCGCAAATGGCTTGAACAATCTCCAAAGGACTGGAAGCGGTACAACGAGGGGATGGCTGAGGACGGGGTTTACCACGACATCGTTCACCTGATGTCCCAGCTCTACTACAACAACAAGATCATCCTTTGCACTGGTCGCGAGGAGACTTTCCGCGAAGTTACTGAAGAGTGGCTGGAAAAGAACGATATATCTGAGTACGTCGACGACATCTACATGCGTCCTGCTAAGGACTACCGCTCAGACGCAATCGTCAAAGTAGAGCTGCTAAAAAAGATCACTTATGACTATGCCAGTCCATGGCTCTGGATCGACGATCGTCAGCAGGTTGTCGATGCAATCCGTGCTGAGGGGATCCGTGTCCTTCAGGTTGCTCCAGGAGACTTCTGATGGCTAGATTATTATCAATCAAATGGATTGGCTTTGCGGGTCATCCTCGTGATTGGTTTTATTGGAACATCAGTAGGTTCAATTCTGGTTATCCTTATACTAGTTATAGGTTGGGTCCATTCTTAATTAAGAGATGGTGGAGGTGAGTGATGGGAATGTTTGATAAGCCAAAGAAATATAAGATCGACTTGATCCAGGACAGCGACACCAAGGAGATCGTCTATGGGTTGTATGTCTGGAGAAACTCTCTGGGTGGATACTACGACCTGCGATTCGTGTTTCACTCGGAACAAAAGGCTAGGGACTTCGTCGAAAAGTGGAAAGAGTTTCCAAAGTACTTTGATGCGGAAAAGTGATGGATCGAGACGAATTTTATAAATTGGTCAATCCCGTAAGGATGCTGATATGCAACAAGATGTATGAGCACGCTTATCAGAGAATTATTGACTTGACTAAAATGAAGATATACGTTATAGTTAATGATGATGGTTACAACGAGTGGAAAAGAAAACAATGAACGAGCGTATCAAAGAACTTTGGGAACAATCTCGAACTTCTGGAGTTCATCCTAAGTTTGGGGTTTATGACAAATACAGTGTAGAAAAGTTTGCCGAGTTGATTGTCAGGGAATGTGCCAGAGTTGAAAGCGAAATGAACAATCCAGATCATGTCGATGGCAAGTCGTTTAATTAAACGATCTTGGAACACTTCGGAGTTAAATAATGTTTCACATAAGAGAAGAAGGCGAAACTACTAAAACAGGATTTAATTTTTATCCGCTTAAAAGTAGCCAACTTGGGTTTGTATTTAAGCTGGGCAATTTTGTTGGTTATTTTATTGGCTGAAAGATAGAGTAGTAAAAAATGATGACTGAAGATGAAATATTAGAATCGCTAAAGGCAGCTGCCCGCACTATTGGAATTCATACTTTTACGATCATGCTTCACGAATATCACGGTCGAACAGAACAGGCGGAAATTGTCCGTGGGCAAAAACAAAAACTAGAAGATCAACTGCGTAGAAGAATTGAGTTATTCTATGTGATGAAGGAGATAGAGTGATGAACCAGCGTATCAAAGAACTTGCCAAACAGGCTGGGTTTGCTATGGAAATTGATAATGATCCTAATAGCCCACCAGGATGGTGGGGTGCTGGACATAATCCAACATTTGAAAAGTTTGCCAAGTTGATCATCGCCGATCTTGACAAGGTGTTGACGGATAACTTCTATGGTGATCCACATGAGATACCAGACTTCATCGAAGATGTAAAGAAACATTTTGGAGTTGAAGAATGAACGAGTATAAAGTAAAATTTCCCGAACAATATAAAACATTGGAGTCAGTGGCTCAGACAATTGGAATAAACATGCTCCAGATTAGGATACATGAACTTGAGGGACTTACGGAAGAAGCTGAAAAAATTAGGTCATTCAATACCGCAACAGTAGAATTTATGGAATATCTAATTAAAAATTATATTGAGACCAAAAACAAGTGATGACAATAGATTATGAACAACAATTTGAAGATATAATAGAAAGCATTTTTGAAGCGGGGCGCGATGATGCAGAAGAAGCACTTCGCATTCTAATTCGTCATGGTATGCATGATGGAGAGCATCACAAGATGTGGGTGATAGATCAGGCTGTCCGTGCATTGGCTGGTGGTTACTATGAAGAACTAATCGCAGCTGCAAATGGCGGTGAAGATGGTCCGGAAACATATTCATGGGATGTAGGAATTGCTCCATGAGTGAAGATGCTGGTAAGCCAAAATACGATGTAGTCCTCTATACTTTGCAGAAACGCTACGACAAGTTAGATGCGATGGATAAGAACACAAACGTGTTTGGCATTATGCAACAGATTCGTATGGAACATTGCTATCAGTTGCAGAAAGCGATGAATATGTGGAAGAAATACAAAGAAGAACATCCTGAGGAGTTTGATTATGAATAGACGTGGATTATTTGCAGCACTTGCACTGGCGCCTGTTATGGCTGTCGAGGCATTTGCAAAGCCAAAGCCCGAGGGCGAGCCTCACAGTTCACAAAACTCTCTTGTATTGTCAGGAACTAAAAAACAAACCAAACCTGCTGTTAGTAGTGCAAATGGTATGTTTTTAACATTGGATGGCGGCTGGGGCGCCAATGATCCAGACAAACAGGTTTCAATGGCTGTCGGTCAAGATGGCAATCTTTGGTTGAAGTCCAAGGGTGGCGATTGGAAGCGTGTGGTGACAGAATGAAAGTATACATTGATGACTACAATGTGATGTGGTGTGGAACAGATGATATTCCCCGTGGTGTCGGTGACCACACCAATATTATTGATTGGGACCTTGTTAAGGATACTGATTGGGAAGCATGTAGCTACGGTAAAGACTACAAGCCTCCGATTGCAGAAATATCTGAAGAAGACTACGCTAAGTTCCACGAGGCATGTGAGACGATCAATCAAATTATAGATAAAGTATATCAACTGAGAACAGAGTATTGTGATGCGGAAGATTAATGTAACAAAAAGAACCATGACCCTTGAAGAAGAGGAGCGGCTGTATGGCTACCTCGAGGGTAAACACTGTGCTCTCGACGAGCAGCGTGATGGTGCAAATTTCTATATGAATATGCAGATGTGGTTCAGCGGTAACAGGAATATCTGGCGTTCCTTCCGCGAGGGCTACCTGAAACACACCAAGGGTCGTGCTCCAAGGAAATTTGACCAGAGCTGGCGTAACGTTCCTCGCCCAGCCAATCCCCCAGCTGTAGGAAGCTTCTGATGAGAGAAGATCTGATGGTCCAGCAACAGATTGATGGCCCATGGCAACATATGGTCGGAGTCATGATGCTGAACCTGACTGATCGAAAGGTAGTAAAACAGATACTGCCACAGTTTCTTGAACGCTGGCCAACACCAGAGGCTCTACTTCGCAGCCGCATCATTGATATAGAAGAGATGATTAAGCCTCTGGGCCTCTACCGTCGGCGTGCAAAGGCGATCTATCGGATGAGCATAGACTTCCTAAGCTGGGATGGTAAGGACGCTACACAGCTTCATGGTATCGGTCAGTATGGTTCGGAGAGTTATCGCATCTTCTTTCTTGGCGAGACCCTCGAGCCACAAGATAAGGAATTAAAAAAATACATGCTTGACATTAATACCAAATGAGGGTATGATGTTGAAATGATGAAACATGACCTTATCCCAATGATCGTTCTCTACTGTCGCGCCAAGAATCTGATCCTGAGTGATTATCTCCAGGGTCTCTTTGGTGGTTTGACTGATGAGAATATGCCCAAAAATTTCCTCGCGATGCAGCTGAAGTATCACGAGGATTGGTTAAACAAAGGTGTATGATGTTTGATAAACCTACGGCTGAGTTTTTCGAGACTCTTGGTCAGTACGTATACATGTATAGCAGCAAAGATGAGATACTGTATATTGGCAAGGGTGTAAACGATCGTTGCCTCTTTCATCTAAAGGACAAAGGTTTTGAATATGAAGACTGCTATATAGTCGGTCGTAATCTTGAGAGCTTTAATGATAAACCATCACTACTGTTTGAATCTTATCTGATTAAGAACTATAATCCAACCCATAATGCAGTTTCTGGCCATTACAAGGAGTGTTTCGATATGGTCTCTCTTGCCTCTCTCTATTCTGAATTTAAATCTACACAACACGATAACTTCGAAACTCTGCCCGATTGGTATATTGAAGACTATCATCTAATCAAGGGCAACATTAGGGAAGTATCGATAGCAAAAGATAAATTCACTGTAATAAGTACTGCTAATTCTGGCGTTTATATTCATATCATTGTATCTTCTGTTGATAGTTCCACTCAAGTTCTTCTTGAGATGTCAAACTATTTTACCAATAAACCAAATAAAATTATTGAAACTAGAGAGAAACTCTTTCATTGGCTCAAAGCCTGTGGTAAAAAAGAAATAACTGAAGATAAGAATCAGTTAAAAATTTATGTTAACTGCGATTCTCCTAACGAAGCTGCTGTCCTCTTTTCTGAATTTTTTGGAGTCTGATCATGCCTAATTGGTGTTATAACTATGCTACCTTCTCTCATAAAGATCCAGAACAGGTCAAGCGTCTGGTAAATGCTGTTAAAGAACACAATCTCTTTACCGAGTTTGTTCCCTGCCCATCTGAGATTATGGAACATGTTGAAGAGGGCGAGAATTATAATGAACGATGCGAGGCTAAAGCTAAGAGTAATCTAGAGAAGTATGGTTACTCTGGCTGGTATGACTGGAACTGTGGTAACTGGGGAACTAAGTGGGATATCGGCAATCCTGATGTCTATGAAGAGAGTGATGGCTCAGCTGTATGCTCTTTTGATACTGCTTGGGGACCTCCGATTGCTTTCTATGAAAAGATGGTAGACATGGGCTGGGAAGTCGATGCCGAATATACAGAAGAGGGTATGGGGTTCGTTGGTTACTTTACAAATGAAGAGGGTGACGAATGTTTTGACTTAAACTTTGATGCTTTTGACGAAGATTGGAAAGATAATTTTCCCGAGCGTCTTCATGAACGTATTCAATATCAGTATGATGACTGGTTAGAATGGCAGGAAGAAGAGAATAAAACATTTAAAGATGAGATTGGGTGTTAAGAATGGCTCGTCGTCCAGCATTAATTAAACGAAAAGCAAAGACCGTTCGAAAGACTCATAGTGAGGTTTTCCTGGTCAATCGTAAATATCTGGGCGACGAGCCTGAGAATGTGGTTACTCGCGCAGATCTTCTCAATGCTACCAACTGGTATGGTATCATGTGCGACCGAGAGGATGCTCGCGAGTACTTACATACTTGGCTGATGGAGGTAGGTCAGGGAGAACTGGCCAAGGGTATCAAAAAGATTCCTGATACCTGGATTCCCTTTCATGTGGCTTGGCAGTGCCGTATCGCCAGTAAACATAAGAGAGTCCTTGAGGCTGATGCTTATGACCGCATGATTCGCGACATCAAGTATGCGATCTCTAAGGGTTCAAATGATGAGCCTGAGGAAAAACCAAAGGCAGCTGTCGTATCTATTCAGGATCGCATGCGCGAGAAGCTCAGTGATATCATTGGTGATATTGAGGCTCTGATTGATTCAGGCGAAACATTTTCATTATACGACTGGCTAAAGACCAACGAGGTTCCAGCTGCGTATGCCTCTAAGATTGCTGACTATTATCGTCCCATCGAGACAGAGATGCGTCTAGCATTGATTCCTAAAGGTCAGGATGGTTATCTAGATGGGTATGAGAACTGGACCAAGTTACAGATCCGTGCACGAGCTGAGTTTTATGGCAAGATTATGTCAGATGCTGAACGCTACGGTGATGTGACTAAGAAGGTTCGTAAGCCTCGCAAGCCTCGTGCAGTATCGGTTGACAAGAAGCTGCAGCACCTTCGCTACCTAAAGGAGAGCAATGAGTTTAAGCTCGCATCAGTAGCTCCAGAGAAGATCCTCGGAGCCTCAGAGGTCTGGTTGTTTAATGTGAAGTATAAGGTCTTTACAGTCCTTCGAGCACTAGACCGTGGCGGTCTTGATGTGAATAGGTCAACCATCACAAAATATGACGAGAAAACCAGTCAGTCTAAGAAGGGCGGACGTAAGCCAGAATTGGTGCTTGACAAAATCCAGAATGGAGGTAAGATAATGCTAAGGAAAGTCTTAGACGATCTTAAGCCAGACGGAAAGATTCAAGATCGTCTTAACGAACATGTAATTATTTTGAAGGTCGTATGATGAAACCAGTAAATAAGTTTTTTGATGATGAGCATATCGCAAAGATTGAAGAAAAATACAATGCTAAGTATGTCATTGATACTTGTCTTAAATCTCTGGGCGGTTCTTGGGTAAATTCTCCTGCTGCAATTTTTTATACAGAAGAACCACACCCTGAAGGCTCAAACTACATGGCTCTGTATTGGTCAGATATTCACAATGGGTGGATGATCACGAATGCTATCAAAGCTATCGAGGGTCAGTTTGGTGGCTTTCTGTTTGAAGATGGTGAGCTAGTCCATAGTCGTTTTCGGCACGATTGTTTCGTTCATCGCGGAGCAATGGTAGATGGTGGTCGTGACTACTTTAAATCGTCTGCAAATGTTGAAGGCGCAAGACGAATTAGTTTTAAAATTGAAAAAGATCAGATTGTAGAGGTGCAAAATGAAAGAGCTGCTTGATGCTTATTACCAAGAACGCCGCCAGAATGAAGCTCTGAAAGGCAATATCGCATTGCTACAGGCTGAGCTGAAGCGTGTTAAAGAAAACTACGACTATGTTGTTCATATGAGCCAGAACTATAAAGATATTAGCGAAGAAGAAAAACAGGCTGAAATTGATGAAGGAAAAATTGCCGTCCATAATATATCGAAACCAAAATATGTTATTGGTTCTGGCGCAGTTCCTTTCTCAGTAACTGGTGTTGATGCCAGCCAGCATGCACCTAAAGGAAACATCAATACTAGCTTGGTTGATTATGAGTATGATACTGGTCATGTAATTCCTCGTGACGATTCACATAATTGGGGTTGATATGATTCCTAGCTGGTATAAAATCTACACACGCATCATTGACAATACTATAAAGATAGTTTGGTTGATATTACTGATAACATGGCTGCTTGATGGCGCCAAATTGCTTGTAAAATAACTTGACTTTTTACCCAATGTAGGCTATAAATAATATGCGATGGTCGTTGACGTTATACGGCATAAGCACACTGGACTCGGGGGCGGTACCCGACGCCTCCACCATAGATACATGGTGCTGTTACCAATTAAGGTGTAAGGATGCCATCAAAAAGAACGTACAGCTCCGTTCTGGCAAATCGTCATCATGTATCTTTGCTGGGGGCGAAATAGGATCGACAGGTGTGATAAAGGTATTACTGAGATCATAGCAAACGTCATAGATGCAAACGATAATGCACCTATCGCTATGGCACTAGCTGCCTAAGCATGAGCTTTTGGTAGTTTTGGCTTGGAAACAGAACAAAACTACCGTCAATAACAACTTCGTTGATGTAATACTAATCCATTAACTGAAATTATTTTTTTACAATTCAAACAACATACCTTTTTTTGTTGTTTTCCTTGCATTGGATTTTTACCATTTCGGCTTTGTTCTTTTCTTTTTTCTATTAAATGTTCTTTCATTCCAGGCATTTTCCACATATTTAATATTTTATTTTTTTGTTGTTCTTTATTTTTAGGTAATTTATTCATATGCCAAGAATTTCTTTTACCATTTTCCGACATGGTTAACGATATAATTTTTTCTTTATCTATCATTTTAGATAAACCAAGCCAAGCAATTCTATCGTATTCATTACCATGTTGTTCCCATAATTTTTTGTGCGCTTCTGCGTGCTCTTCTACAGTTAAAAGAACAATATTAGATGGATCGTCCGATCCACCAGCGTGTTTAGGAATTATGTGATGTTTGTGATAAATAACCATGCTGTGTTTCCTTTCTAACATAGAGTCAGTGGGATTGCCCTCCGCGACTGACAATATTATTTATAATATATTATCTTCAAGGAACCAAAATGCAAAAGTTAGCACAATTTATTAGCGATTTTCACCATAAGATGTTTGCTTATGTTTCTGAACGTGCAAAGGCGAGCATATGGTTCGCTATCCTTCTTTCATTCATGGCACTGTATGAAGTGTTTGAACATATCGTAATACCAGCTGCTCTATTGGTTTGGGCTTGGATGTCATGGTCATAACTCTATCAACCTGTGGACCTATCGTTTTCGATACCATGTTTTGGTTATCTCTTGGGTTTTTTGTTACGACAGCAAGTCTTATAATCTTCGAAAAATACTTTTAATGGTCTCTTAGCTCAGCAGGATAGAGCAACAGCCTTCTAAGCTGTGGGTCGCTGGTTCGAATCCAGCAGAGATCGCCATTATTCCTAGTTAAAGCTCGGGAAGCATAAGCGGTATATGCCTGCGTCTCATAAACGTATTATAGTGGGTTCGAGTCCCACACCGAGCACCATTTTTTCGCTACCCCTACCATCATCAAAGGAGCAGTAATGAAATTTGCATTCGACGTCGTTAAGTTTAATAATGAGATAGACAAGATGTGTAGAAACAATGTCGATTACATTGACGCAGTCGTAACTTGGTGCGAGAGAAACAATGTTGATGTAGAAGTTCTTGCTGGTGTAATCAAGAAAGATCCCGTAATTAAATCTAAACTTCAGGCTGATGCTGAGAATCTTAATTTCCTCAAAGGTGGAGCTAAGTTGCCGATATGATTGCAAAAGTAAAAGAAGTTGAATGCAGTCTTGATGATTTTGACGATTGGGATCTGAAAGACGAATTACAATCTCGTGGTTATGTTATTGATGGAGATCTTTCTGATTTTGAGGATTGGGAGATCTACGAAGAATTCGAGAAACGTAGACTTGGTAAACCCATTGAACCACTCGAAGATGCAATCTTTAAACTTTATGAAGAATGGTTAGCAGATGAAGGTGATAACGATCGTCGTTTTGATAAAGCACTGCGAGCATTTTTCTCAAAACAACTTGATAAGAATTTATGATGTCAGCATTTGAATGTTATAAAGAATATCTTGCTCTGAAGAACCACTTCACCAAGCCAAGTTATGATTACTTCAAATATGCAGGTAAAAGCAGAGTTTCTTTTGACTCTTTTGAGAAGAGAAAAGATAAACTATACTTTATGAAGGTCGCCAAACACACTGACCCAGTAAACTATATTTTGTCTAATCTCCTTGTGAACGAGAAAACTTGGATAAAAGAAATTGCATATTCTTCAACAGCCGAACAGATCTATCAGGATTGGCTGAAGCGTAAAGAATCACTTACCTACAATTTTACAAACGAACTATCTAAATTAGATGAGGATTTCAATTCTAATTTTAAGATAAAAGACAACAGTCACCCACTGTTGCTGAAACTTTATCTTCGTAATGAAGTTTCTCTTGAGACCCTGATCATACTGGCAGATATGGTTCAGTGTATGGTATACTGGAATAAGAAGATGGAATATGATCCGTCTTGGGCAAGCATCTCAACTAAGATTATCAAGTATAGACCATTCTTAAACTACGACAGAGAAAAGTTTAAGAAGATAGTACTTGACAAATTTAGCGATGTTTAGTATACTAAATAAACTTGAGCGTTATACTGCTCAATTAAACAATACTGTCAATACGATTAATACTAACAATACGGAGAATACAAATGGTAGATTTTTCACAACTTAAACGTAATTCTGGTAAGTCTTCACTCGAACAACTTACCTCAGAGCTCTCTAAGCTCAGTGGCGGTCAGCAAGGCGATAAGAAGTCTGATGATCGTTTTTGGTATCCTAACGTAGATAAGGCTGGCAATGGCTATGCTGTTATCCGTTTCCTTCCCGCTCCCCCAAATGAAGATGTGCCTTTTATCCGTATGTTTGAACACGGATTCAAGGGACCAACAGGTTCTTGGTATATTGAGAACTCACTGACTACTATCGGCAAGACCGATCCTGTCAGCGAATATAACACTCAGCTCTGGAACTCTGGTCTTGAGTCTGATAAGAAGATTGCTCGCGATCAAAAGCGTAAGGTCAGCTTTATCAGTAATGTCTATGTTATTACTGACCAGCAAAATCCTGAGAACGAGGGTAAGGTATTCTTGTTCCGTTATGGCAAGAAGATCTTTGATAAGCTCAATGATGCTATGAACCCAGCGTTTCCTGACGTTGAAGCATTTAACCCATTCGATTTGTGGGCTGGTGCTAACTTCAAGCTGAAGATCCGTAACGTTGATGGTTACCGTAACTATGACCGTTCAGAGTTCTCAACTACAGCGCCTCTTGGTGATGACGAGATGATGGAAGCAATCTGGAAGAAAGAACATTCTCTTCAGGGATTCCTTGCTCCTTCTAACTTCAAGTCTTATGATGAATTGAAGGCGAAGCTGAACCGTGTCCTTGGTCTCGATGGCTCTCCAGCATCCGCTCGCGCGAGTGCAGCTGAGACTTATCTTTCAGCGGAGGATGATGCCCCTTGGAAACAAGAGGCTGCAGCGCCTGCTATTAAGTCTGCACCTGCGGCAGCTCCTAAGTTCTCAGACGATGATGACGATGATGATGGTCTGGAGTTCTTTAATAAACTAGCCAACAAAGGCTAAAGAATTGGGGAGCATTTAGCTCCCCTTTTTTTATGCTGCCATTCCGAACAGATCTTTGAGACGTTTCGCTGCATCAGCAGGTTCAACCATACCAACATTATCTTTATCAAATCTAGCATTACCTTCTTTACCAGATGCCGGAGCCTGACCACCACTGTTAGATGGAGCTTCAGCAGCAATATTTTTATCAGCCGATCTCTGACTTGCTATGTCGTTAGAAGATGCTTTGGCTAAATCGGCACCAGTAGACGGAGCTGCAGGAGTCGGAGTACCACCACCGCCACCACTGGCCGCTTCGCTTCTCATTCCGCTGCCACCACCCTTGGCTGGTTTTGCACCACTACCACTATCTTCCTTCTTGGCTTGTGGTGGAGTAGCTGTATCTGGACCTCCTGAGCCGACTGGGTCTTTACTCTTATCTTCTTTCTTTCCGCCCTGATCACCACCGCCACCACCACTGGCTGCAGTACCCTCAACTTCACCAGCAGCTATGGATCCATTTCTTGGGATATCAAATGTTCCCTGTTCGCCTTTCGCAGCAGAAAAATGCATAGGATCTTTGACGGATTTCCAATTCATACCCCAACCAAGACCCCACTTAGCAGCAAGCGCACCAGTCTCTGCTGGTAGATCTGTCTTTGTTGACTTGTTTGGATTTGATCCAGGATTGATATCGATAGCAGCACCAGATGCGTGGTAACTCTTTACGCTTGGGTTGTTTACGTTTGCACGATCAGCATAACCACCTATGCTACTAATCTTATAACCCGTGGCCTCAAGATCACTAATGAATCCTTGGAAGTTCTTAGCATAAGCACCAGCAACCTGTACCGACTTGCCGCTAGCAGTTTTTACGTTTACAAGATTTGGTTTTGATACAGGACCACCAACACCCTTACTTGCTCCACCTATTGCTGCAGGACCACCAGCAGCACCACCAGATCCTTGACCGCCACCAGCTCCAGATGGCATCGATACTGAAGGGCTACCAGAAGGGCCAGCACCAGTAGCAGCAGTAGCAGATTTTGCTACTGATTCTTTAACTGCATCAGCTCTCTGCATAACAACTGCAGCGCCAGAACCACCACCTCCGCCAGAAGGTTTGCCAGCTCCTACAGGACTGGGTGGGCCCATCTCTTGTGCTTTTGATACATCTGCACTCTTGGCTGCTCCAGCAGCAGGAGCTTGTGTAGTTGGTGTTGAAGTGAATATGATCTTATCTGCTTTAAGGATAATTGTATCAGCTTCAAATGTTAGTTCTTTTTGTCTCTTTTGTTTTTCAGCATCAGCGTCATCTTCTTGTTTTCTTTCAACAGCAGCCTGACGTTCTGCCATGATAGCAGAAGAAATATCGGGCATATTATCGTTGGAAGAAACAATTTGTGGTGTGTTTTGTTTTGTGGCAACAATTGGTGCTTCAGATTTTACTGGTCCTGCAGCTTCTGGTTCTGGTTTAATGTCGCCTTTGTCTTCAAGATTATTTCTACCAGCCTGTTGTTGATCTTCTGGTAATTCTTTATCTTCTTCATCTTTTTGCGATGAGAATTCTTTCCACCAATTATATACTTCATATGCTAGCGCCAAAGAACCTAAAACATTTATAGCAGTCCACACCCATCCTGGGCCTGGTAATGCTAGACCAGCGAGAGCACTACCTGCTCTGACCATAAATCTTCTAAACACAGATGGTGCAGTCTTTTCTAAGAATGTTAAGAATTTAGACCATTTGCTTACGCCTTGTGTCGCTGCATTACTTGCAGCTCCAGCAACTTTGGTTGCTACAGCACCAGCACCTTCGGCGACAGCTCCCGCAGCTTTTGTTGCTATTGAGCCAGCTCCTTCTACTACTGCACCTGCAGCTTTAGAAGCGCCACTTAATACTCCTTTACCAGCGCTCATTAGACCGCTACCAGCAGAGCCTGCGATATCCATAGCGCCACCAGCAAGTTTACTTAATAATCCTGGACCTTCTTCTTTCTTGGCTTGTGGCTGCTGTTGTGGTTTTGTTGATGTAAGATGATCAGCTATATCTTTTAGATACCCATTTGCTGTATCTATCTTATCACCATTACGGCTTATCGCCTCTTCTATTTTTTCCATAGAAAGGCTCTGGCTTACGCCACTCTTAGAAACAGCCTCTCCGTCTTGTTTTTCGGATGAACGAATCTTTTCGCCGTTCTGTCCAAGACCTAATTTCTCAGCTTCTTTTCTAGAGATAAATTGACCGCCACCAACACCCTTGTGCGTATCGGCCCACATACCAGCTTTTTCTCTGAACTCATATCTCTCTCTTTCAGGGACGATTGGTTCGGTAACAGCTGGTTTTGCATCAGGTTTTTTATCTTGGTTAGATTTTAACATATCTCTGAGCAGCTGATTCGTCATCATCTGCTGTTCGACTATCGCCTTAGAAAAAGACTCAGTCGATTCAGACATACCACCGCCTGATTTGTTTTCGGCTTTTGGTTTATTTTCTTCTCTTTTTTGAACTAATCCTTTTAGGCCAGGAAATGCTTTTACGAATAGATCATCACCAATATCTTTGACTGCACCACCAATAGATTTAGTTATAGATTTTGTTAGTTCTTTTAATTCTCTAACGACTTCAGGTTCTTCTGTACCAAAACCATCTCTCTTTTTTACATCCTGTTTAGACGCAACTTTTAGTTCTTTTACTAGACCCTTTACTTCTTCAAAGAATGGGCGAGTCGGACCATAGCTTACACCATAGTCAGCATTCTGTTTCATTTCTTTGGTTTCAGTTTTTGATGTAGTTGTCTGTTTTTGTAACTTGACCTGCTCTTTTGTAAGGCTGATCAGTTCTTTTAGAGCATCATTAGTCTTTTTTTGCTCTTTCTTGAGCTCAGAAACTTCTTTTGTGGTCTTTACAGATTCTTTAGCAACTTCTTTCGCGGAATCTTTATTCTGTTTAGATATGTCAAGCTGTTCCTGCGCAGTTCTTGCTATATCAGGATTATTAGTCTGCTGTAAGAGTCTCTTTAGATCGTCGTCTGTAAAATTAGCCATTAGTTACCTATCTTTGCCAACTTTTCTTGTCCACGAGTATAAGCAGCAACACCAAGGATAGCACCGAAAGCGATATGAATCATACCACCATTAGACAGAGATAGACTCTGCCATGCGGTATAACCTACCTGGACGCCTGATCCTTTGTAGAGAATAGGTAGGAACATAGATATGACTGGGAATCCGATAAAGTCCATAAAACAGATACCCATATAGAGCCAACCCATTGCTGGACGCCAGTATGCCTTTACCCAGTGTTCTTCTTGTTTATCTAGCTGACTGTCTACTATCTTTTCATCAATAGCGGTCTGAGCCAAGCCAACAGAAGCTGTTGCTTGGGCTTGTGCTGTTTGCTGTTGCATTTGCACAGTTTGCTGAGCCATCGTTGAAGATGCTTGATTATTGTTATTGTTCACATCAATCACAGTAACAGCAGGAGCAGGAGCTGCCACTGGCGCATCATCATCAGCTGGTTTCGCAAATTTAGCCATTTCTTTGTTTCTCTTCCATTTCCGCTAGGTGATTCATTATCATCTGAACATAAATATCTCTCTCAAAAGGTATCAGATTTTCTAATTCTGTTATTGAATATTTATGATGCTGGATCATAGAAAACATTGTCAAATAGTAATTTTCTAATGAAGTATGATTCAGCGCAAGGTAAAAAAATCAGATAAGGTTTTCATCTCAATCTGTCGATCGTTACCATTGCTGTTCTTGTAGTTGATCGCATAATAAAGAGTAGGTTGATTTGCCATGAAAGAACGAACTTTTTCAAAGGTCTTAACATCCAAATTCTCAAGGAATTCTTCAATTTCTTTTACGTCATAACTTGATGCTGGATATACGTTATTCTCGTCATAAAACTTATCTATACAGCGAATTACAAGCTGGAAAAATGTCTCATTTCCTGATTCAAAAAACTTCTTATCGCTAAAGATAGAAGCCTCAGGAAACTTCATAACGAATCCGCTATCATCAGATAATTTGATTGTGCTTTCAATCTTTTCTGGAAATTTTACATCTATCGTATTCAGATCTACTTCAAAGTCATAGAGCTGATTATCTTCATAATCTCTGTATGATACTTCAACGATGTTGTTTACAGATTGTGCGCGTATGCGTATGAATAGATATTCAAGGTCAAAAATAGCAAGTTTATCAACATCAATCTCATCAATTGCGCAGTTGTTAACGATCTGTTTAACGGCCATCATTACATCAGTCTCGTCATCAGATTCTCTAGCCATCAATAGAATCTTTTCTTCTTTTACAAGAAAAGGTCTAAATCTAACTTCTTTTTTTGTTGATGGTACTGTTAGTTTAAAAACAGGATGATTAATCTTAGGTAGTGGCATAATATAACTCCATTATTAAAGAGGTGAATTAAAATCAGTTTTTATTACGTTATTGTTTTTCGGTGTTGAGATAGAAGACCCAGGAATTAGATTCGTTAGAACTTTTAAAGGATTTGTAGCATTTGATGTATCTGAACCCTGTTGGACGTCTGGAGCTTTTGATTCTACAGCAATCATCTGCCAATCTCTGAACGAGAACGATACAGTTACTTTCATTAATTCGTTGTTTTGGTTCCAGCTAAGAGGTACTTCGTTTAATGATTCTGGAAAAGCTCTTAGCATAACAATTTCTTTTATCTGATTTCCGGTATTATCAAAAACATACACATGAATATCGGTCGTATAGTTATCTTTGTATTCAGTCTGATATGAAGCATTACGACTAATGATTGGTCGACCAGCTACGATCGCTCCACTAGCTCCAGCAAACTCAAATATGCTGTTAATCCATGTGTAAAAATATTTGTAAATCGCACCTCTTCTATCAGCGATAAAACTTATGCTGTTTGACGTAAACGAGGCGTTATATGGCATTTTTTGGACTGGGCCAATACCATATCTGTTAACATCGCCCATCAACAGTGCGATTCCTGGAATTTTTATAGAATCAGCTCTTACTTGAATCATTTTCTCTATATCAGCGACTGGTTTCCCGTCTATGCTATAGTTTTGAAGGATGTTAGGAGTCGTAAAACCAACAAGATATTTGTTAGTCTGTAAATAACCTGATTTACCTATTTCTGAAGAGAATGATGCGATATTAAAACCAGCCATTATTATAGTTTCCTTACTGAGTCGCTAAACACAGTCTCTTTTCTGGCTTTCTTAAATCTTTCGGTCGGAAGCATTAGAGCTGTATCCCAATATTTAGGCTCAACATTTAAAAATTGACCCTGAACATGGCTCCAGAGATATCTCTTAAAGCAAGGAGCAAAATAACTAGTCGCAGGTAGTCTTTTTAGCGTCTGATATGATATTTTTAGCTTCGTATTTTCGTCATACTTGTCGTCACTGGCTATCCCATAGAGAGCATCCATCAGTTTTGCTCTATAATATCTAGGAAGATAGTGTAAATTTATCCCTGTGAACCCGTTTGGGGCAAAATCGACTACAAATATGAGAGGAAAAGTGTCATAATAAGGCAAGACGTCTTTCATTTTTGGATCATAGAAAAACATAAACATCTGACCGATATTTTTGATAGTAAGCGATGGTAAAACGTTCTTTTTATCGTTCATTAGCTTCGGAGCAGACACGGAACCAACGCTTTGGGCTGCTTCTCTAAACCATTCGCGAGCTGTGCTAGTCTGATTCGGTGTGATGTTGGCTTTATCACCCTTTTTAGCTATAGTCTGAAATATATACGCTGTCAAAAGTTTATTCCTAACTCTTTTTCCGTAAAAATAACGAATTTCCAATTACGATCTTTACAGAAAGACTCGGCGGCGGCCCACTTAGCACTATTTATTCCATATGTGAAAACTTCATTGATGTATCTTCTATTTGGCTTGTTTTCGGGCTTTGGCGCGACGGTCTGCGCAGCTGGTTTTACTTCTATTACCATCGTCTCAAATGTTCCGTCTGGTTTTTTCTTTTTTACCCAAAAATCAGGAAAATAACGATGCATTCTCCCGTCTACAGGCGAGCGATACGGTATACAAAACTCTTCGGAAGACCACTGCACTATCTCTGGATGATCATCAAGATTAGACATCAATTTTAACTCCCATCGAGAGCGATAAATAATATTGGTGGGATTTCCCTTATATTTTGCTGGGTTCTTTGGTTTAAAGTATCCTTTGTAAGCCATTTCTAACCTTAGCAATAAATAATAAAAAGAATATTTATAGGAAACATATATGTCTAACGTAACAGGAACAGTGGGTTCTTTAACTTCTAGATTCGTTAGTGGAGCAAAGGCAGTCGCTGCTGTAGTCCCAACAGCTATCGGACTCGCGGCTGGTGCTTCTGGGGCTGCAGCAATAGCAAGTGCATTTAAAGTTTCTCCTCAGAAAATACAATCAGATAAACAATTTAATGGTGTAGATCTTACTTTCCCTAACGATCTTATAGACGACAGTGCATCTAGAAATTACTATATGACGCTTAGATTTGTCCAATATCAGAGAAGATCAATCTTTGATCCGCCATTTACTAAAGAACAGGGAGGGATTCGTCTTCCTATCCCAACAAATCTTGTTGATAGTTATAGCATAAATTATTCTGAAGAATCTGCAGAAAATCCAGCTGTTGGTGCTGGTATTGAGGGATTCTTAAAGGGCGGAAATAGCGTAAAGAGCGGTGGATTGCAGAATGCTATCGGTAAAATTGCGCAGGCTGGAACTGCTGCTATTGAAGCCGCTGGTGTTAATGCTCTTACTAAAGCAGGCGATGAGGCTTTGGGAAAAGGTGCTTCAGCACAAGTATTACAGCTTGGTGGTCTTGCTCAAAACCCATTCTTAACTGTTATGTTTAAGTCGCCAACATTCAAGAGACATCAATTCTCTTGGAAACTTACTCCTAATAACGAACAAGAATCTAATACTCTTAATAACATTATAAATGCATTAAGATATAACATTCTTCCTGGATTGGCCGGAGAAGGCGGAGCGCTTTTAGGTTATCCGAACATGTGTATGATTAACTTATCACCAAATGAAGAATTCCTTTACAAATTTAAGCCATGCGTTGCGACTGAAATGTCTGTCAACTTTGGTTCAGCTGGCACTCCTGCGTTTTTTAAATCGGCCAAGCCAGTAGAAGTTACAATCTCAATAAGTTTCCTTGAGACCGAATACTGGCTCAGAGAAAATATTGGCTCAGCATCATTATAATGAGTAATTAAATGCCAAATAGATATTTCGAGAATTTTCCAACAATTGCTTATGCTAATAATTACGCTGTTAATATAACAGAGCGTGTTGGTATCTTAAATTCTGTTTTACAGAATCCTTATGTTTATCTTCCACTAGTTAATGTTGAGAACGAAAGACCAGATAGCATAGCAGATAGATATTATGAAGATCAATATCTTAGCTGGATGATTTATCTAGCAAATAAGACGATTGACCCATATTATAGCTGGTGTCTAGATGAAGAACAATTTAACGACTCTATAACAAAAAAATATAATGTAGATGTCTATACATTACAACAAAAAGTAGCATTCTATAGAAATAACTGGTATGAAAATACTGGTACGATTTCTGTTGCTGATTTCGAGGCTCTAACATTAGATCTACAGAAATATTGGGAGCCAGTATATAACAGTAGCTATACTCCTATCGGCTACAGCAGAAAACAGAATGATTGGGTAACAAACACTAACGAAGTATTCACTTATTATGTTGATGGTTCTGGTTTTGTTAAAAATGAGATAGTTGACATTGTTTTTAATAACACAACAACAGGCAGAGGGCAGGTAGTATTAGGAAATACCAGTGTATTAACATTACAACACATGTATGGTACGGTCAATGTTAGCAATACTGTTTCTATAACAGCTTCTAGTTATCTGTATGGTAGAGAGAGTACGTCAAACGTAAACTTTACAGCAAATACCACTGGTGGATATTCGAATAACATATTACTAGTTTCTGTTAATCTACCACCAACAGAAAACACATATTGGAGTCCAGTAACAATATATGACTATGAGAGAGAATCTAACGAAAATAATAAGGTAGTAAACATCTTAAATAAATCTTACATTCAACAAACTGCAACTGAAATAAAGAAACTCTTAGCATCAAATGGCTGATTCTAATCCAGGCGATATTGCCGTAGACAAATTGACTGTTACATCATCTAGAGGATCATTGGATCTCTCTAAATCATTCGTATCATGTTCGATATATGAGAGTATCTTTACACCAGGGATACTGGCAGATATATCTGTTCTTGACGCTGATGACCAAGTCGGTCAATTAAAAATAACAGGCGATGAGACTGTAGAATTTTCATTCAAAGTTCCAGGCGGCAGCAGTGCAGAATTTAAATTTGCACTCCATATGCTTGATGATGGTAAACCAACTGGTGCTCAGAAATCTAAGGTCTATATGCTGAAATGCGTTAGCGAAGAGGCTTTACATTCTAAGACAAACTTTGTTCAGCAGTCGTACAAGAAAACAATCAGTGATATGGCTCAAGATATCTTTCTAAGATATATGAAGAGCAGTAAATCATTTGAAGCTGAGGACACAAAAGGAGTCCAGGATATATTGATATCACACAAGAATCCTTATGAAGCAGTTGATATGATTAGACGTAGAGCGATCAGCGCCGATAACAAATCATCATCATATGTGTTTTTTGAGACTAGAGAAGGCGGTACTAGCCCAAAATTTAAATTTGTTACCATAGAAAAATTATTTCAGGAAGCATCAGTAAAATCTTTTAAACAGTCTGATTCTGTTAACAGTAGCACATCTAATCAGACAGATAACAACATATTGGCATATAAGGTTCCTAAACAATTATCTTCAACTGACCGTATCGCAAATGGTGGTAAACGCAGGACTTCTACTTTTGATTTTCGCACCCACGAATATAAATCTAAAGATGATACGCCAGATCCTTCATCGTATAAGTCAGGCGGTAAAGGAAGTTATGACTCGCCCGAGTTTAAGAGTAAGTATAATGATGGAGCAAAGATACCTCCTCAGAATATGATACCTGTTGATACATCGCAGCGTGCTGTTACAAACATAGCAGATAATTCAAAAGATCAACAGGCGTATATAGCACAGCTGATGCAGAACGCTTTACAGATTAGAGTGTATGGTGATACCAAACTAACTTGTGGTGCTGTAATTGAGGCTAATATTACGAAAAAAGTTTCTACGACTGGGGAATACAGTAATGATACTCAGTTGACAGGTAATTTTTTAATTTCTAGAATACATCATGAGATACAAGAAGAAGGCATTAAGCCAAGATATACTTGTTGTATAGAACTACTGAAGGGTGGATTGGAGAACGGAGTATAATGACTGAAAGAGATTTAGGTAGTAGTTTTGGTGGTATGTGGTATGGCGAGGTCGTGGATGTCATGGATCCAGATCAGTCAGGACGTGTTCGCGTGCGCGTATACGGGCGTCATGATGACAAAGAGAATATACCAGATAACACATTACCTTGGGCCATGCCAATGCAGCCAGTCACATCAGCTGCGATGGGAAAAATAGGACAGGCACCATTAGGTCTTCTTAAAGGTTCTAAGGTCATGGGTATGTGGGCTGATAAAGATCAGCAGTATCCAATCATCATGGGCAGCTTCGGTAAAGCTGGTGATCCTGTTGAAGGAGGATCTGTAACGGATGGTGTTCCTGAGATTAACAAAGATACAGGAAGTATTCCTACAGGTGCAACAAATCAATCTCCTCCTGTTGCTAAGAATCCGTACAGTATTCTAAACCCAGACAGAATAACAATCAATGATATTAACAATGGTGTCAAATCAGTTCAAAGCGTATCTAAAGCTGCTGGCATCGTAAACAATCAAGAAGTCGATAAGAAACTAAAAGAACCATCGATACCCACAGTCGCTTCTGCTGTTAAAGGTTCTGGTGCGCACATTCTTGACCTCGTAAAACAGGTAGACCCAAAAGGTCTTAGTGCTTCTATACCTTCTATGGCTAGTAATATGGCCAGCGTTAGAGATATTGTTAATATCTCAAGTCCTCTAGGTCTACAGAATTTAATGTCTGGCGCTGTTGCAGGTATGGTTGGTAATCTAGCTGGTCAATTCGGTCTAGGTAATATAGCAGGCGTCTTATCTAATGCTCTAAAAGTGGGCGGAGCGACTGGTCTGTTGAATGGTTTAGATCCTAGTCTTGTAAGAGGTATTAAGATAGGACTATCGACAGCAATTAACAGCGCTATGGCTAATGGTGGCGCAGCAGTTCCTCACGCAGTTCCTTCTACTACGACAAGAGGCGCCAATACTCCGATTCCTCTTGCAAGTCTTATTGTTGATAATCCTCCAGATATGTATGTTCAGCAATATTATACTGTTGATGAAGATCCATATCCAGGTTACATAGAATGGTATGACAAAAGATCGAATCAAAAAAGATATACACACAGAAACGGCCAGCCGCATTACGCATCAGCCACAGAGCATGTAAAAGGCAATGCTGTTGCAGCTCTAACTTCTTCACTCGCTTCTAGTCTGTTAAATGGAGCAATTCCCTCTTCTGCATCCGTCTTAGGCGCTCTGAGTGGTGGGTTTAGTGCTATGAAAGTTGATGGTTTGACTAAAGTCCTTGGTTCTGGTATCAGCCCAGATAACATAACTAGCATGGCTTCTAAACTATTGCCTGGAGGACTTGGTGGCGGTATCGATGGTATCATGAAAGGTCAGTTGCCCAGCTCCGTTCTTGGTGAGGGTGCTGGGAAAGCCATGGGAGCTTTTACTCAGGGTCAGGCCATGTTATCTGCTAAAAAGAGTAGCCTCATTGACTCCATCAAACCAAAAGATTCAGAATTAGATAGCAAACTGGATGATTCGTTGAAAGGATTGTCTGCCGCAGATAAGGCATCTGTCTTAAATGGTGGTCTAACGACTGCAGAAAAAGCAGCAGTCCAACAACAACAGATTAACCAGACATTTGGCCAAGATAGACCAATCATAAAGGGATAAGAATGGCGACCGATTATAATGTAAAACATCCGAAACTCCCATATGAGGGAAATTATCCTAATCTTCACGTATCGCAGGATGCTGCCGGCAATCAGATCATCAAGAGTCTTGAGCCTGGAAAAGAGGCATATTTTGAGGTCATGGCAAGCGGCTCTTACTACGGTCATGCAGCTGATGGTTCTAGGACTGAGGTAGTTGTAGGTAAAACCCACCAATATCACGGTGACGGAGTTTCCAAGACGGCTGACGGACACTCTGACGAAAAGGTAAGCGGTTCGGTCAGATCAAACAGCGATGGTGGTAGAAGCAGCGAGAATGGCGGCGACAATTATTCTGGCGGTTCAGGTCATAACGTATCAGCTACACAGGATTCTGGTATCTCCCACAGTAGTGGTGACGTCTTTCATACCTCAGAGGGTAATCATATCACCCAGCATGATGGTAACGTAAGCCATGCTGTCACAGGAGATATGGTTGAGGTCGTTAATGGCCATAAAATGGATATAATAACTGGTGAGTATGGTATAAATATTCAAAGCGGTAATTTTGATATTCAGACTAACGATGGCAAGACTAGAATAAAGAGTTCGGATGCCATCATAATTGATAGTGATACTTCGATAACATTAAATGTTGGTGGTACTTCAATAACTATTACTCAGGGTGGTATTGTTATTGACAGTGGTGGTTCTACTACTATTAAATCTTCTAAGAGCAATGTTATTAGATCTAATAATGGTACTCAGCTTGAAATTGCTAATGTCCCACCAAAAGGTAAAGGTTAATAGATGGCAAGAGCCGATATAGTCCAAAAAGGAAAACCAGTAGAGTATTTCAGCGATTTTCTGAATAATATGGACGTACATCCGATTAACAAGACTCTTGGTAAAGTCATAAACGAAGAATCTGTAAAACAATCATTAAAGAATCTCATACTCACAAATATCGGAGAGAGATTATTTCAGCCTACAATTGGTTCAAACGTATACAAAGCTCTGTTTGAACCAAACGATGTCATTACAGCTGAAAATATAACATACCATATAACTTCAACGATAAAACAGAACGAAAAGAGAGTAATTCTGTTGAATGTTATCGTCAATCCTAATCCTGATAATTATTCTTTTGACGTAAACATCATTTTTTCTCTAATAAATAATCCAGATACTATAAATTTAAATCTAATCCTTAGAAGAGTAAGATAATGGCAAATAGCGCATTAGTATTAACATCGTTAGATTTTGATACTCTAAAATCCCAGCTAAAAACGTTCCTTCAATCGCAAAGTCAGTTTAAAGACTATGACTATGAAGGTTCTAACATGAACGTCCTCCTTGACGTTTTGTCTTACAACACATATCTCAACTCTTTCTATCTTAATATGATGGCTTCTGAGACATTCTTAGATACTGCGCAGCTTTACAGTTCTGTTGTCTCGCATGCGAAAGAACTGAATTATACACCAAGATCAGCGAGATCGGCAAAAGCTACTGTAAGTTGTAACTTTATAACTACTGGTATATCTAACACATTCTCAATCCCAAAGGGGACACAGTTTTCTGGTCAGAATGCTAATGGATCTTATACGTTCGTTACAGATAGAACACAGACCATAACTTCAACAAACAACGTATTCTCTATAACTAGTTTAGATATCTATGAGGGTTCCTACATCAACGAGACTATGATTGTTGATAATACCATAGAAAATCAAAAATTCGTTCTATCAAATAAAAATATTGATACAAGTAGTATCGTTGTTACTGTCTCTGAAGATAATGGTTCTAATGTTAATGATTTTTTACAGAGCGATACTCTGTATAATTTGAATTCTGAATCTCAGATATATTTCCTACAATCAACTTTAGATGGTTATTATGAAATCGTATTTGGGGATGGTGTTTTTGGTCGCGTACCGCAAAACAATGCTTTGATTCTTGTAACATATAGAGTATGTAATGGTTCTGATGGTAATGGCGTAACCACCTTCTTCTTAAACAAAGATTTAGGAGCATACAATGGCGGTAATTCTACAGCAAAAATAACTCCAGTAGTTACATCTGCTGATGGTTCGCCTATCGAAACAATTGAATCAATTCGTTTTAGAGCACCAAGAAATTATCAGACTCAGGATAGAGCTGTTACTGTTTCGGATTATAAGACTCTTATCCTAAACAATTTTCCAGAAATAAAAGACGTGAACGTATACGGCGGCGAAGAAGTTACAGATAGCATACAGTATGGAAAAGTTATTATTGTACCATCAACATTTTCTGGTTCGACGCTTACAAATCAAAGAAAAACTGATGTTATAACTTATCTAAAAACTAAAAAAATCATAGGAATAGAATTAGTAGTTTCTGATCCTGACTACGTTTATGTCGTGCCAACTATTAACGTAAATGTTGATTTTAAGAATACACCCATGACTCCAGCAGAGATCCAATCTTCTGTGATTAATGCTGTTAGTGCATTTAATAAGAGTAACCTACAGATATTCAACAATACCTTTAGATTTTCTAAATTAGTTGAGGCTGTTGATGCAGCAGACGCCAGTATCGTAGGCAATCAGATTAATACTCAAATTTATAAGATTGTAGAGCCTATTATTGGAACAGCTACATCTGTAACAACGAAATTCAATAATTCTCTACTTCCAGGGACGATCAGTAGCAGTCAATTCTTATTGAGTGATGGAAATACATACATCATAACAGATTACAGCGAATTAAATAATACTTTTGAAAGACAAATTACACCTTTGGGATTTTCTGTTTATAATACAAACCCAGTTTTGTATTTGAAGAAAATAACAACAAATAACACATTGGTATATATGAACGCTGGTACTATAGATTATAATACAGGTATATTAAACATAACAAATCTTAATGTTATTGATTTTCTTGGTAATAATGGTATTATTCTGTCAGGAACACCAGTAAATGATGATATTTCTGGTACTTTCAACAATATCGTAGAAATAGATATCGGCGCGATGTCAGTTAATGTAAATGCAGTCTAATGAATATAGAAAAATTTATATCGCCATTAATTAAATCTCAGTTTCCTGGTTTCTATAGAGATCAGGGGCCAAATTTCATTGCTTTCGTTCAAGCGTATTATGAATGGATGGAAAAACAGGGAAATGTTATAAATTTATCTAGATCTCTATCTGAGATTGGTGATATTGATCTTACTACAGCAGAATTTATCAAATATTTTAAGACAAAATATATAAACTCTCTTCCAGATAATGTTATTACTGACAAAAGATTATTGGTAAAACACATCATAGATCTTTATCGTTCTAAGGGTAACGAGAGCTCTTATAAACTGCTATTTCGTATGTTATTTAATGAAGATATAGATTTTTATATTCCCAGCGAATATATGATGAAACCTTCCGATAATACTTGGTTTGTTCCAAAATACATTGAAGTTTCTGATAGTTATTACCTACAAGATTTAGTTGGCCATTCTATCTACAGTTCTGGAAACGGAACAGGGGTTGTTGAAGATTTTACCACAAAGATTGTTAGTGGTAAAACCATAAACATTTTACATCTTTCTAATGTTGAAGGACAATTTAAATATGGTGAAGAAATCTACTCATATGATTTTCCTGAAATAAACATATCTAACGCTCCAGTCATATTTGGCTCTCTTTCTACTGTTTCTGTTACTTCTGGTGGCTATAATTATAAGGTAGGCGATCTACTCAATGTTATTGGAAGTGGTTTTGGTGGTGTTGCTAGAGTCGCAGCCACAACAAACCAAAACGGTAAAGTTACTTTTAATCTTAAGAATGGCGGTAAAGGATTTTCTACTAGCCCAAATATCACTATTACTGGTGGTGGCGGCGCAGGAGCTTCTTTCCAGGTTGGTGGTATAACAGACACTCAGATCGTCTCTCTTAACACAGACGTCATCAATGGTTTAAAAGATACTCTACTGGATATAGAGACTGAGGGTCTAGCTCTTAATGTCTCGATATTGTCTGGCACCTTTATAAACAACGAATATATCCATCTATCCGCTAACGCAAAACATTTTGATGTGGTGCAAATATTTGGTAATATCAGTAACGGCGAATCTCTTTCAAATAGTTCTTTGGGTATTTCAGGTCTTACTGTATATAATTCAGACGGAAATATGATATATTGTATTGGTTCGGATACCAATCTTAACAATGCAAATCTTGTGCCAGGCGTTATCTTAATAAGCAATACTTCTTCTTCGACTGTTAAGATTAATTCCACCTTTCCTAAAGTTACAGTGTCTGGAAACGGAGTCGTTAATACTTACGCATCAAATAGTTCTGTTCTTACGATCTTTAACCCAACTTCTGATATTGGCTATTTTATACCTAGTCTGACTGTAACAGGTAATACATCTGGGGCGACAGCAAAAATTACTGGTATTAACAGATTAACAAACTGGGGTCCGAGTTATTTTCCTGCTGGTTTCGGTAATGAGAATCTAAACAGCAACATTGGTAATACATTAAGATTTGTTGTTAAAGAAGTCGGAACCATAACATTCTTAAATAACATAAATCCAGGCACTGGTTACTCATCAAGCCCAACAGTAGAAATAGTTGAGCCTCTATTATATGATCTTAGAATACCAGACGGCATTGGTGGATATTTGGGTTATGATGCTATCGTAACAGCGAATGCCGGAACAGCAACAGGAATTGTTACTGGAGTTACGATTTATGATTCTGGATTGGGATATATACCAGATGAAAACGTAAATCTAGTAAACGCTAACAATACAGCTACTGTTACTGGTACTACAATTGTTGATCTAAATGGTGTTGGCGCTGGTTCTTATAAGAACACTAGAAGTTTCCTTAGTGAGACTATGAAAATTCAAGATAGCTATTTTTATCAGGCTTTCTCATACCAGATTACAGCAAACAGAATGATCGATACATACCAAAAATTCGTTCTAGACCTCGTTCATCCCTCTGGGTTCCTTCTTTTTGGTGCGTATTCGATCAAAAACGAACTGACAGAAGAATATTCACAACCAATCTCTTTTACATTGAATGGCGTTAGTTATTCATAATAAATACAATAAATCATATCGGGTAAAATAATGGCAGCTTTAACGATACATCATTACCTAGACATTATTGATTCTTTCATCAATAATCTCACGAATTCTTCTAAATCTTATTATCTGTTCATGGGCAGACCACAGCCATGGGTAAATGATTCTGGTGCAAATGATGATACTGCTGTTCAACCTGCAGATGGCTCAGTAAATCAACACGAATCTACAATCTATAATGATATTGTTTTTGGGAAACTAATCTCAAATACAAATGTTTCATATATGATCCCAAGATATGATTGGGCCAATAACACATATTACGACAGATACGATCAGTTTGATGCTAATCTCTATTCTAAGGCATTTTATGTTCTTAACGACAATTATGAAGTCTATAAATGCATAGACAACAATAATGGCGCAAATTCTACAGTAAAACCTTCTCTTACTTCTACGATTGGAACATTCCAAACAGGCGATGGCTATACTTGGAAATATATGTATAGTGTTGGTTCTGACGCAAATACCAATTTTACAAGTACTACATATATTCCTGTGACACCAAATAATTATGTAACTGGTAATGCTGTTGGTGGCACAATCGACGTTATTAGATTGTTAAACGGTGGTAACAACTATCAGGCACATTACAGTGGATTTTTACAAGGAACCGTAAACAATTATGTGGTAACTCTTGATGCTAATGCTGCTCCTATCGACAATTATTATGTGGGTTCTTCGATGTATCTTAAATCTGGTTTCGGCGCAGGCCAGATCCGTAAGATTACCAATTACAATGGCGCAAACAAACTGGTTCGTGTAGATTCACCATTTGATACTTTTATCAATTTTAATCTTGATGGTTATAGTGGCAATTTTAATGTTGGTGATACTCTAACACAAAATATCGATAGTATCGCAGTTTCTTACACAAAAGGCATATTCCAAGTTGGTGACAGTATAGTTCAATCTGATACAGGAGCAAACGGAACTATCGTTACAGCAAACTCTACTGTATATAAAGTCGTAAGAAATAGTCTTGCTACAACGTTCTCGTTAGGTTATCCGTTCATCAATACATCTCAATCTGGCACTCTCAAGAGTGGTAATGTTAATATCATATCTGGTAATAATTGGGTTATTGCCAATGGTGGGACTTCATTTACCTCGAATTATTCTGCTAATGACTATATTCGCGTTGGTTCTGATGCTAATACAAATGTCAGACGTGTTACCTCTGTCAACAGCACAGTTATTATCGTAGATTCTCCTTTTGGTAATTCAGCGACTGCAAATGTTCATTATTCTATGCCATACGTTGCTGAACCTCTTTCTATATCATTGCTCTCAGCGAATGGTACTGTATCAAATACAAATCTTAATGGCGTATCAATAAACATCACTAATCCAAACATACTTGGTTATTATTACATAATCGGCGAAAAAGTTAACATGGTTGACGGAAGTGGTATCAACCAAGGCGTTTCTGCTACAGTATCTTTTGCCAATTCTTCAACAGTAATATTAACAAATGTTTCAGGTACTGGATTTATAGGTGGAGATACTTATTTCCTAAAAGGCGAATCATCACTATTAGAAAATACTATTCATGCTGTAACCAGTTATCCTAACATAACAATCTCTAGTCCAATCGGAACATTTATATCTGGGCAAAACATATTCTCAAAAGATTCTGCTAATCTGCAGATTACTCATGGTTATGCAAACGTAATATCTTATTATACTATTCCGAATCAGTTAACAGAATATGTCATATCTCCAACTGTTAATATTGTTGGTGATGGTAGTGGTGCTCTCGCATACTCAACTGTTAATACTGATATAAAATCAACTTTGATTATTGACTCAACAAATACTATATCGTTTACTGCTGGTGAAATCGTGTATCAGAGTGATGGTACAGCCAATATTGGTTTGGGTATCCTTTATCAAGCAAATAGTTCTACTCTATCAATCAGTAATACTATCGGTTCATTTACTGTTTCGCCAAACTCAACATTCTATATCACAGGATTTACTTCTGGCGCCACAGCAAATGTTGTATCATATAATTTTTCTGCTACATCAAATAACATATCTAGAGTAATAGTAATCAATCCAGGCCAAGGATATACTTCTGCTAATGTTACTCTAACATCAAATAACACATATGGCAATGGTGCTCTGGCTGCAGCAACTATATCTCCAATTTTAGGCCATGGTTCCGATACTCATGCAGAGCTTGGTGCTAGATATGCTGGGGTTTCTGTGTTGATAGATAGCCCAACCAATGAATCTTATAAATTTCCTGTCTATGGAAAATACAGAAGAGTAGGTATTATCGAAAACCCATTATTTGCTGATGCAATGATACAGGTTGGTGATTTTGACAGAGTTAAACTTACTATCACAAATAAAAATGCCAATACATTTGTTCCAGGAGAGATTGTAATTCAATCTAATACGAATGCAGCTGGTATCGTTGTTTATGGTAACACAACATATCTAGAGTTGAGAAATGTTAAAGGAACATTTAGCGCCAATGGAAAATACGCAAACGGCAGTTCTTCTAACGATAACATCTTAGCTCTCAGCTCACTAACAACTGCAAATGTTTCCTTGTCTAATGTGGCTTATTTTAACGTCTATTCAAATGTTGATATCATTTCAGAAACATATTCTGGTGCTAGCGCATATCTTAAAAGTATTCCAGGCGGCCAAAACTCAAATCTATTCTTGACTAATGTAACAGGAAAATTCGAATATAATGACATCGTATATGATGCAGGGTCGAATGCTTATGCTAATGTTACAGCAATATATGCTGCAAACGGTACTATTGATGTTACTTCTTCGTTTGGCCGTAAATTTAGCCAGACAGTTCGTTTCCCATTAACATCAAATACCGCAGCATTTCAGCAATTTGAATATGTTAAACAACAGACTTCTAATTCTATTGGTCGCGTAATAAGCAATAATAACGAATTCGATTTTGCTATTGAATTACCCAGTGGTTCGTTTGACACTGGAAACTGGGTAGTCAGTCAGAATACTGGAGCTAATGCAATAGTAACATTCGCAAATAGCACATATTTAAGAGTAACTGCAGCAAATGGACAATTTTATGCTACGGATAACATTATAAATAATCTTGGTATTACTGCAGAAATTGCTAGTGTTTATCCTGTCTTAGTTCTTGGTGATATACAAGGTCCAAGATTCCAAGCAGGTTCTCTATCAGGTAATGTTGTTGGTACCGATTCTGGTGCGATTGGTAAGTGTTTGCTGAATAATAATAACATATTGTATCCGGATTTGGTTCGTGATTCAGGTGCTGTTACTTATATAGAAAACGTATCTCCATTCACAATAACTAACACATCTCAAGAGAGTGTAAGACTTATTATTAAATTTTAGAGGAAAATATGGCTCTTCAAACAGATCTATCCCGCTCGCCTTACTTTGATGACTACGATGTAAATAAGAATTTTTATCGTGTTCTTTACCGCCCATCTGTTGCTGTTCAGGCTCGCGAACTTAATCAGATGCAGACAATATTACAAGATCAAATTGATAAATTTGGGCGTAATATTTTTAAAGAAGGTTCTGTCACAGAAGGTTGTGCATTTACTTTTGATGATAAGTATAATTACGTAAAAATTAACGATACATATGCTAATGGCGCCGCATTTACTATTACAGATTTCCAAGATAAAGTAATTACTAATGGATTTGGTTTAAGAGCTATCGTTCATAATACTGTAGCAGGTTTTATAACACAAGATCCTGATCTTAACACTCTTTATGTAAAATACATCAATTCAGTAACAAATAATGGTATAACATATACAGCATTCTCTAACAACGATAATCTTGTTGTTACTACACAGGCTAACGTGGCTGTTGGTAACCTTACTGTTGCGACTGTAACCAATTCAACAGGCGTTGGATATGCCTTTACGACTACAGCCGGAACCATCTATAAAAAAGGTTTCTTTATTAGCGTTCAGCCTCAGACATTAATTGTTTCAAAATATGATAATATGCCAGATGGTATCTCTGTTGGTTTTGATGCTACTGAAAATATCATTACACCAGAAGCTGATTCTTCTCTTTATGATAACGCAGCTGGTTCGCCAAACTATGCAGCTCCAGGAGCACACCGTTTACAATTAATTCCTACTCTCGTAACTAGATATGCAAATAACATATCTAACACTTCTTCTTTCTTTTCTTTGTGCGATTTTAAAAGCGGTAAACCCGTTTCTATCAAAAATGATCCACAATATGCTCTACTTGGTGCACAAATTGCACAGAGAACATATGAAACGAATGGTAATTATGTTGTTTATCCTTTTGTTCTCTCTACAGAAGCAAAAGCTGCCAATGATGCTTTAAATTCTACATATGTAAATCTTGTTTCTTCTGCTGGTCTTGGATATGTTGAAGGATATAGAGTACAATATGTCAACAACAATAAAATAAACCTTAGAAGATCAACAGATTACGATACTGTAAAAAATGTTGTTGTTAGCGCAAATTATGGTTATTATATCAATGTTAATAATTTCTGTGGTGAATTTAATACTGATCAATTATACCAAGTAGAATTACACAGCGTTGCAAAAACAGCTGTTACTAGTGGCACTTTGTTAAGCACTGGATATTCTAGCTCTACTAGAATCGGAACAGCATATCTTCGTGGATTTATGTTCAGTTCTGGTAATATCGGCAGTGGTTCAGATATCTATACAGCATATCTATTTGATGTGCAGATGAATCCAGGTAAAAATTTCAGCGCTGTTAAGAGTATCATCAACTATCAATCTTCTGCAGTTGTTGGTGTTGCTGACGTTATTCAGACATATGATTCTACTGTTAATGCGAATATTTCTAAGATTCAGAGCGCCCAGTTTAACAACATGATTTATCCTTTTGGTCAGAAAGCGCTGAAAGAAAACGGTTTCAATAACACACAGTATGTTTATCGCGATAAGAAAACATCATCGTTCGGCGTTCCATCTCTTTCTGGTGGAGCGATGTCTTTCACTTTAAGTTCTGCTGACGGTACTGCAACAGAATCTTTTAATGTTTCTGGCACTCTTTCTCCTGCTCAGACTACAGAATTTTTAGTAGTCCCAACAGTATCAGGATATACTTCTAACTATACTGGTACAGTATCAACATCTGGAAACACAGTAACTGGTTCTTCTGATGCTGCTTTCCTATCTCATTTTGTTCCAGGCGATTATATCAGTATTGGTGGCTCTAATTTCCTAGTAACATTCGTTGCTAATAATACTTCTCTGAATACAATCGGTTCAGTATCAGGTTCTGGCTCATTTGCAAAAGCATTCCCAGCTGGAGTTCCTATCGACTTTACTAGAGGAAATAGATCAGTTGTTATTAGCGGAACAACTGCGACTTTTACTCTAAATGAGACTTTATCTGCATCGTTCAACGCCAAGATCTATTATGACGTTCTTCGTTCTTCTACTGTAGCGATCAAAAAACAAATTAAAAAGAATGTTATCGTTCAAATAAATTGCGCAAGTCATTCTGCTACAACTAATGGCCCATATTCTCTTGGTTTCCCAGATGTTTATAAGATTAATGCGATTTATCTAAACGAAGGAACATATTCTAACTCTGGTATTAATCTATCATCTGCTTTTAAATTTGACAATGGCCAGAGAGATAATTATTACGATCTCGCAACGATTACTCCTATTTCTGCTAATTTAGATGCAAATACTCGCATTTATGTTGATATGCAAGTGTTTACTTATGATCAATCGTCAGGTAAAGGTTTCTTTACTGCAAACTCTTATCCTATAGACAATGCTAATACTGCAAATACAACAGCAATTCAGACTGCTGCTATTCCTCAATATACAGCAACTGATGGTTCTATTTTTGATTTAAGAGACTGTGTTGATTTTAGACCTTTCGCGGCAAACACAGCAAATCCTGCGGCAAATTCTTCAAATTTTGCATCAACTGCTACTACAAATCCATCAGGAACATTAACATTTAGTCTTTCTTCTAAACATTCTTCCTCAGGGACTTATCTTCCTACACCAAATCAAAATTTTGAATCTGATATTCAACATTATTTGTCAAGAATTGATAAAGCTGTGATTAAAACAAATGGTGATTTTATTATCGTAGAAGGTAATCCATCAAATTCTCCTATTCCTCCTGTAGATCAACCTGGGGCGATGACTCTTGGGATTATTACCGTTCCGCCATATCCATCATTAGCAACCCCAGAAGCCAATGATGCTAAAAGATATGATTATGCAATAACAAATTCAATTACTCAGATTAAAAGATACACCATGAAAGATATTGGTGTTCTTTCTAATAAAATTGATAATCTGGAATATTATACTTCTCTCTCTTTGTTAGAAACACAAGCCAAAAATACTCTTGTGCGCTCGAGCGCGACAGGTCAAAACAGATTCCAAAATGGTATTCTTGTCGATCCTTTTAGAGGCCATGACATAGGTAACACTCTAGATCCAAATTATAATATAGCTATTGATACTGTTAAGTCTGAATTGAGACCATTTTTTGATCAGTTCCGTAGACCTATGAAATATAGCCAAGATTTAAGCACAAACACTGTAAAAAAAGGTAATGCTGTTCTTTTAAATTATACAGAAACACAATATATTTCTCAAAATTATGCAAGTAAATATAGAAATTGTATTGAAGGTAATATATATGTTTGGTCTGGCGAAATAAATTTCATTCCTCCTGGGGATACACAACCAGATCTTACTAAGAGCCCAGACGTTGTTAATAATATTGATCTTGCTTCTAATTTTGTTAATATTTCTGCTGCATATGGTACACAATGGGGTAATTGGCAAACAACAAGTTCAGCGACTGATTCTAAGATAGCTGGAACTGATTATAGTTCTGTTACAGATTCTTATGGAAATATTATCAACACTACCTCAACACAAACAGCAACTACTACTAACACTCAACAACAGCGTGCTGGCACACAACTTGCTGTTACTACTAGCACAAATCAATATAATGTGGGAACATTCGTAACAGATGTTTCAACATTACCTTATGTAAAATCTATTGCAGTAACTGTGATAGCTCATGGATTAAAACCAGGAAGTAGAGTCTATGGTTTCATAAACAATATAGACGTGAATCATTATCTTGGGCCAGCTAATAGTTCTTATGTTCCGTCAGGAAATTTAGGCGATCCATTGATTGTTGATAGTAATGGAAATTTATATGCACAATTAATAATTCCGCCAAATACTTTTAGATCAACGACTCTAGAAATGAATCTTTATGATGTTCCTAACCCAGTAACAGGTATAGATGCTATAACAACAAAAGCTACAGGTAATTTTTACGGTTCAAACATAAGTATAGCAAAGGGATCTTCTATATTAAATGCAAGAGAAGCTGTTGTTTCGGTTCAACAAGTTACAGATCAACAGACTATAACTCAAACTGTAGTAACAAGTAATTCTAGTGTTGTTGTTATACCTGCTCCAGCACCACCAGAGCCTCCATATAATCCTTACGGAGATAGTATTCCTGCTGCTTCTGATGGAAATAGTTATGATGGCGGCGGTGGTTGTTGTTTTGATCCAGATACGAAAGTTCTTATGGCTGATGGGTCTTGGAAAAAGATTTCAGATATTTTAGAAGGCGAACAAGTTATAGGTTCCACAGGTAATGTTAATACAGTTACAGGAACAAAATCAACAACTGTTCAAGACCGTATGATGAAAAAAATCAAAGGATATGATTTCTTTGCTACCGATGACCATCTGTTCTTAACCAATAATGGCTGGAAAACTTGGAGACCTGATAGATTAATTATAAACAACAGAGAAAATGCTGTTTTCTTAGAAGGAGAAAACCGTTATACTCCTCTTAATGACAAAGATATTCTTACTTTATTTAAAGATGGAAAAGTAACGAGTGTTCCATATTCTGAATTAGAAATTGAAGATCATATCTTTAATCCTGACTTTGTCGTTCATGATTTACATCTTGATGGCGATCAATCGTATATTGTTGAAGAATTTGTTGTCCATAACTGTGGTGGTGGTGGATGTGGATGTTGTTTTGATCCAGAAGCTTCTGTACTGATGGCTGATAAATCTCTGAAAAAAATTAAAGATGTCGAAATCGGAGATTTAGTTGTCGGTTATGGTGGTCAAATAAATAAAGTTGTAAACGTAAAAACCACAACGGTAAATGATAGACCGATGAAAGGATTTAATGGTTTTGCGTTTGCCACTGATGACCATCTGTTCCTTACTATCAATGGTTGGAAAACATTTAATCCACAAAGAGTTTTTGACAACAATTTAGATGTCAGAGTTTACCTAACTGGCGAAAACAAAACAACCCCTCTAAATGAGAACGATTCATTTGTAATGATGGGCATTTATGAACACAATGAAATTTCAATGAGCAGCCTATCTTATAAAGATTTAGATGTTATCACAGAAATAAAAGATAATGATTATGTTGTTTATGATCTTACCCTTGATGGTAACCATACTTATGTTGTTGAGGGATTTGTTGTTCATAACTGTGACGGATGTTCTTGTTTCTTGGCCGGAAGTTTAATAACAATGGCAGATGGATCTGTAAAAGTAATTGAAGATGTAAAAGTAGGAGAATATGTCCTAGGAGCTTTTGGCGAACACAATATAATTCTTGGTAAAGATAATGTTGTGCTTGGTAATAGATCGATGTATAAAATCAATTCAGAACATGATACTGCTGGGGATCATCCTCACGTTTCTAAAGATAAAAAATTCTATTCTTTTGAGGTAGATGCAATTTATAAAGAATGGGGTGGTTCTTATCCCGTAATTCTAGAAAACGATGAAATTGATATTTTAATCAATAAAGGATTAAATAAAGATAGAGTCCATCAATTAGAACTTGGTGTTGAACTTAAGACTGTAGATTCTTCTAAAGTCGTAGAAGAAATATTGGTATACGATATGCCACCAGAAACAAAGCTCTACAATTTTGTTGTTGGCGGGAGTCATACTTACTTTGTTAATGGTTACGCTGTAACTGGATGGCCTAGAGAAGATGACTTTGATTATGATAAATGGGAGTCAAAAGGAATTCAATTGACTCTTGATGATTATAGAATAAATACAAAGAAGTAATTAGGGGTAAAAATGACTAAACCAATTGCGCAAACTTTCTATATTAATGAACCCGTTGGTGGAACCGATGGAGTAGTATTAACTGCAGTTGATATCTATTTTGCATCTGTGAGCTCAAATTATGGTGTTGAATTGCAGATCAGAACCACTGATAATGGTAACCCAACAACTGATCGTTTACCGAACGGCCAAAAAGTGTTACAAATATCAGATACGTATGCTTCTGATATTACATATCTTAAGAATGGCACATCAACGACCATATCAGCTGGCAGTAAAATTATTACAGCATCTGCTGATGCCACAGTCCCTACAAGATTTGAATTTGATACTCCAATATTCTTAAAATCACAAACATCATATGCATTCGTTATTATTCCGATTGGTGGTAACCCTGATTATACTGTTTGGACAGCAGAATTGGGTAAGACCGATGTATCATTAAACACCCCAATTACTACAAATAATGATACAGGAACACTTTTCTTATCTTCGAACGATATACAATTTACAGCAATTCAATCTGAAGATATTAAATTTACAATTTACACAGCTGATTTTACTGTCAGTGGTGGTTCTGGTACTGCAGTATATACAATGTTTGATGAAGAAAATATGCAGTACAATAATCTTATTGGTTCTTTTACTCCAAATGAATTGCTTTTTATATCTGATACAAATTACAATTTGGCTAAATTGAGAATCGATTCTACAAATACTATTCCTTTCTCAGTTGGTGAAACTGTTTACCAGAGTAATGGAAGCGCCAATTTAGCAACAGGTGTCTTGTATTATGCAAACGGTTCTTCTTTGCTTGTAACAAATACTGTTGGAGCTTTTGTTGCTTCTTCTGGAAACACGACTCTATATGTTCAGGGCGGAGCCTCAGGAGCTACTGTTAATGTGACATCTTATAGTCAAAATGTTATAGCTCAATCAAATTCTACTATCATAGTTCCGTTTACTGGGAACGGAACTGCAAATATTTTTTATGCAAACCAATCAATATATATCGGTACGAACAATCGTTCATCAATGCAGGTTGGTATTGTTAATACTGTTATTAATTCTACAGCTTTTTCTCTTGCAGGAAATATATCATTCAGCGATACCAATTCACTTTTAGGGCAAGTAAGAGGTGATGGTTTAGCTCTTAATGGTAGATTTAGTGGTTCTGTTGCTCAAAACATATCAAATAAGTATATGTCAACAAATTTTTATATTTGGGGATCTACGGCAAACGCTTCTTCTAATTTCTCCAACTCTTATGGAAAATACCTAATAGGAAAATCTTCTCAATCTTCAGCAATCATAAATTCTAATTATAATAGATCTTATAATGCTATTATTCCACAATTTGCTGATATGACTTCTTTTTCCACAAATATCAATTATTATCTAACAGGTATTCAAAAAAATAATACTTCAGATTCATCTCCTATTCCTGTGGTTAATAATTCAGAAAAAGAATTTTACGATGTTGAAAGAGCTGTAAAAGCTAGATCAGACGAACTTATCAATAATGGTGGCTCTTACACAACTTTAATTTCTGCAGAATTTACTACCGCAAACAATAAATTTTCTCCATATATTGATAGTATTTCTAATTACTCTACTTTTACTAGAAATTATACTTTCCAAAAATGGCAAACTTACGGATATGTTCTTTCTATTTCAAATGCCACTAATAGTTTTTATGTTTCTAGAAACAATTCAGGACAACCTGTTTCTCAATCTAATGGTTCAGTTACAGTAACAGGTAATTTCCATTATGGAAACAGTAGTGTTATGTATATTTCAAATACTTCTGGTCCATTTCAGGCTGGTTATAGTATCTATGTTACAGGAAATTCAACTATTAATGCTTATGTTAATTCTTCACAAAAATACGGAGAAATATATAATACTAATCTAATTTATCCAAGATCAAGATATATTTCTAAAAACGTAGTTCTTGCTGATAAACAAGACGCCGAAGACCTTAAATGTTTCATAGCAGCATATCGTCCAGCAACAACTGATTTTAAAGTTTATGCTAAAATTCAACACAACCAAGATTCTTCAGCTTTTAATAATATATACTGGTCTAGAATGGTAGAAATATCTTCGCCTGCTTTATTAAGTTCTGGGACAAATCTAGATGATTTTGTTGAACTTGAATATGATTTTCCGACTAGTGTTTTCTTGGCTTCAAATAATGCACAATGCAATACTTCTTCAGCTAACGTAACAGTTTCTACGACAGCAGGTATCGCAAACGGTAATTATATCTATCTGTATAATACTGCTGCTAATACTTTTATTGTTCGTATGGTAAATTATGTTGCGAATAATACTACTCTAGTCCTAACTTCCAACCCATCAATCTCAACTACTGTTAGTGCTTATGCTGATATTGGTATTATTCCTGGAATTGAAGACCAGACTGGAGCTTTCTTGTTCGCAAATAATAACAACATAGTAAGATACGTATCTAATACTGATGTCGTTTATGATAGCTTTAAGACTTTTGCTATTAAGATTATTCCTGTCTCAGAGACATCTTATATTATTCCAAGAGCCGCAGATATGAGATGTTTAGCGTTGCAGGTGTAAGATGTATCAAAAAGTAATCGATCATAAAGATCTTTTGAGAGATAGTAATAGTAAAGCCATACTGAATCAGGACTCTTCTTCGCTTAATAAATATAAAGAAGAGAGAGAATATAAACAGAAACTTGCAAACGTCGTTAATGAACATCAACAGCTAAAAGAAGATGTTTCTGAGATTAAACAGATGTTAAGAGAAATTTTAGGAAAAGCCAGTAAATGACTATAACCATCTCACAAGTTACTAATACTCAGAGCTTTGGGACTTGGCTCCAGAGAACTAACGACATCGTATACATTATCGGAGCCAATGCAGTAACAGCAGATTCTACTTCTTCTGGTTCTGTTACTACTGGTAACGCATATGTGAATGGTTTCTTTGGCGCTAACAATCTTTTCGTAAATAATTATATTTCTGGTGGCGTCATGGGCGCTCCTAATACTCTTTACGTTACTTCAAACCTTAACGTAGTAAATGCTACAGCATTCTTCGGAAATGCTACTGCTAACGTAGTTCTTGGTTATCTTTCTGCTCCAAGTTCTATTATGGAAGGTTTTGGTAACCAGAATAATTACGTACAGTTTGTATTACAAAATACTAACACTGGTATTAATTCTTCTACCGATCTTGCTCTCTACAATAGTGTAGGTACGACATCTAACGTATTCATTGACTTGGGTATCAATGGTAGCAACTGGTCTGGTTCTTCTTGGACTATCAATGGACCTTCAGATGTTTATCTCTATTCAGGTAATACCAATCTATCAATCGGTACACAGGGTCAGGCATATATCAACTTTTTCGCTAATGGAACATTAGCTAACAACGAAGTCATGCGCCTTACATCAGGCGCGAACGTAGGTATCGGTAATACAAATCCAAATGCTAGATTACAGGTAACAGGAACTGCTAACATCAGCGGTAACGTTGCATTCGGTGGAGTTCTTCAAGTCGCAAATACATTAACTGTAACTGGTAATGCTACGTTCTCGAATACAGTAAATGCGACTGGTCTTGTTACTGTTAATACTTTCAATGCTACTGTCGCTAACTCAACAAATATAAATGCATCAAATAACTTTACAGTAGCTGGAGTTGTTCAAGCTAACTCTACTGTTGTTAACGCAGCTTCTTTTGCAGTAGGAACTATTACTTCATCAAACGGTTTCTTTGCAAACTCTTCGTATGTTACTCTCGGCAACAGCTCAGTGAATACTTACATAACTGCAAATGGTGTTACAACAAACACTGTTAATACATATGTCTTGAATGTTACTGGCCTGTTTATTGCTTCTAACTCAGCTCTCGGTAGTATTTTCCCACCAGTCGGTTTTAGTAACACATACAGCATATCAAATAGTTCTTTATATTATTCGAACTCTTACATATATGCGATGTATACTAATAGCCTATCACCATTCTCAAGCCTGTTGACCATTACATCAAATACAAATATCAGTGGTGTTGCTAACATAGCTGGTAATACCACGATTACAGGGTTTGCTAATATCTCAGCAAATACTACGATTGGTGGCGCAGCAAACATAGCTGGTAACGTTGCAATCGGTGGCGTGGTTTCTATTGCTGGTATCAATACGATGTATAGTAATACGTTTAATTTTAGCAGCACTGCTCAGATAACTGTCGACAGTTTCTCAGCTTCTACATTTAGATCAGCAGAATATCTCATTGAATTGACTGATTCCGGCACAAGTAGCTACCAGCTAACTAAGATATTATTGATCCAGGACGGAACTTCTGCTTATGCTACTGAATTTGGCACTATTGTTAACAATAGTTCTCTGTGTTCGTTTGTGGCCGACATTAACTCTGGCTCTGTGAGATTGAGAGGAACACCAGCAACTTCAACAGTAGTTGCCAAATTTACAAGAAATACTATGGTGGTGTAAGATGGCAACAAAGGCTAACATAGTTGTTGATCAGGGTACTACTTTTAATACACAAATATCTCTTACTGATGATGCTGGTAATCCTCTAGATCTTACTGGCTATACTGGCGAATCGCAGATTCGTAAATGGTATACATCAAGCAATTCTACTTCTTTTAGCGTCTCCCTTAGCACAGGAGTCGTAAATCTTTCATTAGACGCAAATACCACCAGCTCTCTTGCAGCTGGTAGATATGTGTATGATGTTGTCATGACAGACGGCACTGGCGTCGTTACTAGAGTCGTAGAGGGGATCGTTACTGTAACGCCAAGAGTATCACAATAATGGCCAACATTAATGCTACAATAAGAAGACCAAACCTAATCGTAGCAAATACGGTCCCTCTTACTACGACTCAATCTAACCCACCATTATCGCTAAAAAATAATGGTGCATCTTTGAATCAAAATTATATACATAATCTACTAGATGTAGTCGAAGATCATCCATCTGATGGAGCTACTCTAGTATACAATGCGAATACGCATAAATACGAAGTAAAAAACATAACAATTAGCGTGACGAGCCTTGATGGCGGTTCTTTTTAAGATGATTTTATAATAAATATAAAAAACAATAACACAAAGGAACAACCATGGCTAATAACCTAATTCAAATTAAAAGAAGTGCTTCTACAGCTACTCCATCGTCGTTGAATCCAGGCGAATTAGCCTTTTCCAACGTAGTTGGTGGTTCTGGTATACTATTCATCGGTTCTACTGATGGCGGTACTGTTGTTCCAATTGGTGGTGCTAGAACTCCAGGTACTCTTACTGCCAACCAAGCTCTCGTAGCCAACTCTACTTCTGGTATTAACAGAATTTTAGCTGCTAACGTTGATCTTAATATCCTTAATGCTAACGGTAGCCCTGGAACTTCTGGTTATGTTCTGTTCTCTGGTGGTTCTGGCTCGAATGCATACTGGGCTGGTGCTGGTGGTCTTGGTGTTAACACTGCTGCTCAATACAGCTTTACCAATACAATTTCTTTCTCAAATACTGTAACATTCAGTACTTCTATCCTAGCTAACACTATTAATGCTACATCATATACCGCTGCTACTTATGGTGGTGCTACTAGTGGTTTCCTTGCTAACTCTACATTTATTGGTGTTGGTAATAACTCTGTTAACGTAAGCATCAATAGCACTGCATTTAGCGGAACTGCAAATAATGCATTGTATCTTGGTGGAACAATCGCTTCTTCCTATGCTACTCAGTCTTATGTAACTAGCCAAGGCTATATAACATCTTCTGCTCTTTCTGGATATGCTACTCAGTCTTATGCTGATAGTTCTGCTAGCTCGTACGCCAGCACTGCATATTCCAATGCTATGGCGGATACTCTAACTCGTAATGCTACGTATACTGGAAACACTACGTTTAGCTCGGCCAATCATTCGATTACTGGCACCAATACATACATCTCATCTAACACTACGATTGCTGGTACCAATACCGTAATCTCATCGAACGTCTTTATTACTGGCTCATCTCTTGCTGCTCCAGCGATCTCTCTTGGCGGCTCGATTATCCCAACTTCTAACGTATCATATGACCTTGGTAATTCTACCAACGCTTTCAGAAGTTTGTATGTTGGTGGTACTACTGTCTATCTAGGTTCTGTGACCCTAAAAGACAGCAGCGGAACTCTACAAGTTAATGCTGCTTCTGGTGGCGCTGCTTCTGGTCTTGCTGTTGCTAACCTTACTCTTTCTACCAATACATTAACAATCGGTACTGCAGCATATCATGTTGCTAACGGTAACTTAGGTATCGGTAACAGCGCACCAACTGATAAGTTGTCGGTTAATGGCACTACCAATCTTGGCGCGAACGTTGTTATTGGTGGTACTAACGTATATGCTACTTCAGCAGTACTGAATGTTAAAGACATTATTGCTAGTGGTAACCTTACTGTTCAGGGCACTCTTACTACTATCGATACCAATAACCTACAGGTTAAAGATAACTCGATTAAGATTGCTGATGGCCAGGCAAGTTCAACAACTTATGTTGACCAACAAGACTTCGTAGTTTATGGTACATATGGTAACACTGCGAATACTTGGTATGCTGGTTTCTATCGCGACCACGCTGCGAGCACTGGAACAAACCCAGTATTTAAAATCTTCGCATCTAATACTGAACCTTCAGGTGTCGTAGATAATAGTGCTCCAGGATATAACCTTGGTACTGTTAATGCTTGGTTGACTACTGGCGCTTTTGTCGCTAACTCAACTGTAGTCAATATTACTGCGAATAGCACAGTATCTTCTGCTCTTGTTGCCAACACCTTGACTCTTTCGAGCGCTCTTGCTGCTTCATACGGTGGTACTGGCCAGACTTCATATAGCACTGGTGACTTGCTATATGCATCATCTTCTTCGGCGCTAAGTAAGTTATCGGTCCCAGGTTCTGCTGCTAACGGCCAGGTTCTACAGATTACCAACAACCTACCAGCTTATGGCACTCTAGATGGCGGTACATTCTAAGTTATCATCATCACATTACTGATTATATTATAGATTGAAACATTAGTCAAGGATTTTATTATGAATGAAGAATTTATTAATACCTACATTGAGATGATGAACAATAAAGTGTCTGATCTAACCAAATCAGAAATTATGTTACAGACGAGATTGGCGATTGCTGAAAAATTAGTCGCCACTCTCTTAGAAGATAAAACAAAATTAGAGGCGAGCTTAAATAAGAAAGCCTCTAAGACTACTAAAGAAGATAATTCGTTTTAATCCTCGGTATATACCGATTGATGAGGAGAGCCAAAATTGGCCAATAATACCTTTCAGGTAAAGAGAACGTCCACGACTGGCCGCACGCCAAATACGACAAACTCTGCCAATTCTCAATACATAAATGCGGGCGAACTGGCTCTGAATATGACCGATCAGGTTCTTTATACTTCTGACGGTACGAATCTTATCATCATTGGTTCGAATACAGTAAATCATAGAGTTAGTAATACTCTAACTGTTAATGCTATTTCCGCGAACGGTTCTTTAGGATCGGCAAACCAAGTACTGACTTCAAATGGTTCATCTGTTTATTGGTCAACACCAACAGGTGGTGGCGCATCAGTAACAATATCAGATACAGCACCATCTTCGCCTTCGGCTGGTAATCTTTGGTATAGCAGTGCTACAGGTGATTTGTATATATATTACAATGATGGCGATAGTAGCCAGTGGGTTAGTGTTAACGAGACATATCTTGGCGCTCCTGTTAATACACCATTGTTTACTGGTCTTGCTACATTTAGTAACGGTATCAATGTTGTTGGTAATGCTACTTTTACAAACACAACTTTTAGCAATACCAATTTTGGCAATACAATATTCAGTGGTTCTATAACAGCAAACAGTTCAAATGGAACAACTGGTCAAGTTTTAACATCTGGTGGTAGTAGTGGTAACGTATATTGGTCAACACCAAATACATCATTTGCTACAACAGGTAAAGCCATTGCAATGGCAATAGTATTCGGGGGATAATATGGCTAATCCAAATATAGTTGGTGTATCAACAATTTATGGTAATACTAACTTACTAGCGGTAACAACAGT